TCGTTAGATGTTTTCAAATTCTATTCCTAATGATTAATTTATATATAAATATGTATTAAACGTTAATAATATCATATATCTTCGTATTAATTTTTTTTACGTTAATAGTACCAACTAACAATATACTATTTTTGTAATTTTGCCAATCTATTTGATAGCTTGTATCTAATATTCCATTATTAATTGTCATTATTAATTGGTTTAACGCATTAATTGTATATAACGTATTACTGTCTTTTTTCCTGTGAACTAAAATTGTTCCTGGTAAAAACTGAACGTTAGGATCAGGTACTATATTATAAGAACAAACTACCTCCCCCGGGGATTGTCTGTTATCCGTTGTTAATATAAATATCTTATCGTATACTATATTATGCTGCTTTTGTATTTGCATTACTGTTGCAGCTGCTTTCCTCTTCGTTGTAAATGTACATAGTAACTGTGTTTTCATTTAGTTTCCCGTGGCTTTCTTTTTAAGTAAATTTTGCATGTCCTTACCTAAAAGACCCATTACTGAATTCACTCCTACCCCTTTTGTTCTATATTGATCTTGTCCTATCTCAATATCTTTACCCCCTACTTGTATAGAAACTGACTTACTTTGAGGATCAATCTTTAAATTTTTTCTAAGGTGTTTCATCAAACTATTTTTTCCAGCTGGTGTTTCAATATCTCCTTCAAATCCAGTAAGTTCTTTTATTGAGTCTCTAATCATTTTAGGGCTCACATCATAACCGGCAATATTCATAGAGCCTACACCATCATTTTCTCCCAATATATTTTTATCAAAATGCATTTGCTTCATAAAGGTGTCAACGTATGCTTGTGCGTGAGGTCCATTACCAGTATATTTATCTGCTAAATCTGGATTATCTTTTTTAAATTGCTCATCTGCTCTATTTATATCAGTTACTATTTTATTATGAGCGTACCCCATAATATCTCTTTCTTTCTTAGCAGTATCTTTTAAGAATGATAGCTCATCAGACATTAATGAATCTACCATATCCCTATCAAAAGGGGTTCCAGGATCATCTGTATTTGGTTTTAAGTTATTTAGCCTTTTTACAGTTAAATCTTTTAATTCACTATCAGACGCATTTGGATTTTTTCTTTTTTCACTTTCATATACTTCACGTGCTTGTGCTACACTATCTGATAATTTATTTACAAACTTCCTTACAGATGTCGCCGAGTCTGTCTTTGATAGCTCTAGTATTGCTCCTGCAATTTGATCATCTGATGCTTTTTTTGGGTCAATATTTATCTCTTCTAGTTTTGTATTGATCTTTTTACCTAAACCCTTATTTGATGACATATCACTTTTAAAGTCATTAATATAATTTTTTCTTCCTGTCTGACCAGCATCAAAATTAGAAAATAATTTGCCTGCGTTTGATTGTTTTGCAAACTGTTGTGAGTCATCTATACCATTTGACACATCTTTACTGACCATTTTTGATGCATTTGCAATATCACTTGCAGCCTCCTCAGATGTTTTTGTTAAATTATCAGATATTTGCTTTGACAGATTATCAGATAGACCAGACTCTTTTGATAACCTTTCTGTAGACTTTGCCATTAATTTATTTCTTGCACCAACACCTGTATTTGCATGTGGATCATTCCAACCACTTTTATTTGATGTATGCTTCATTGTAACATTACCATCTTTATTTATATATAAAACTCCGGTATCAGTATCTGCCTTTTCTTCTATAAGCTTTAATTGTTTTTCGTAGTGAACCTTTTCCTCTGGTGTTTTTGCATTTTTTAAGCCATCAGAAAGAATACTTTCAACCTTTTTTCTAGTTGAGCCTCCGGTAGCTACAGGATCCATAAGTGGAATTGGATAAGGCTCTGGTTGTTCTTTTTTATATTTATATGCTGGATCATTATTTAAAGACTTAACTTCGCTTTTCCCAGTTCGATATGCAATACGTAACCAAGCATTTATCTTCTTTTCATTCATCCCTTTTGAGATAGGAGATTTTTTTACTTCATCTACCTTTGACTGAATGAACTCATCTTCGGTCATGTCAGGATTTGCGAGGACTCCCTTTAGGGCAATTCCTCCATACATCTCACCAACCATAGAACCGCCAGTACCCTTTGCTTTTAACTCCCCTTTTATTATTTTTTCAACTTCATCTGAAAATTGGTTTACAACTTTTTCAGTATTTTGTTTTGGAGGTATTATTTCACTTCTACCATCTCCCGAATCTTCTTTTTCTTTATCTGCAGCTGTTTTAAAATCGTCTCCTGATAATTTACTAGGTGATGCATCTTCTTTATCTTGTGTTGAATCTCCACTTCTCATTTTTTCAGCAGCTACCCTTGCAGGGTGATCTGTATCATACGTTAATGCACTTGAATACTTAATTGTGCGCGTTTTTCCATCTTCACTTCTATATACAACATCTTTATCAGCTAAACGCTCATCATCAGATTTATCTTTTTCGATTAAAAGACCACCTATATATTCAAATATAAAATCTCCAGGGTATTTTAAATCTATTAAAACTTCTTGAAGCTTTTCTATATCTTCGTATCTAGTTACACTGGGCATACCTGTATTGGTTCGATAGGCCCATTCCTTTGATATTTTATCTATATTAAATTTCATAACTCCTTTAGCGCGCTGTAATTTATCCCGTACGTTACTGTTGTTGGATACAAACCAGTACACTCTATTGTTTTTTTAAATTCGTCAATTAAATCCTTACCGTCATCTAAGCAAAAGTCTAGTAAATAACTATCGTAAGTATAAAGTACTAACTTACTTTTAGTGTTGGTTAATCTCTTTAATGCATCTGATAGTATTTCAAAATTCATTTCAGTTTCAAATGCTTGTAAGAAATAATTAAATAACTTATTTTTGTTCATATTTTTAAAGAACTTCCGATACATCTTCCTCTTGAATATTGGAGTTTCGAAGTACCCGTCCTGTATATAAATATCCCAAAGATTTTTAATAAATTCATTTACCTCACTGAAAAAGGGTGTGTTTCTGTATTCCTTTGTTATGCCCCCATATATTAATTTAAATGATAATTGCTTACTTTCATTGTACTGTTTTTTAGTTAATTTGTCTTTCCCGAAATATATTTTACCGAAATATGTATGTATATTTTCATCAGGGAATTTATAACTTAATAAACTAGCTATCAATCTTAAGTGATATGCGTTGTAATCATATTGAACTAATAAACCATTTTTAAACCTTGACTTAAACGCTAATCTACTACCATCATCTTTATTAAGAGCTGCAAAATTAGTACCTCCAAACCTATTACTTGGTCGACCGGTAGTAGTGTACGGATTATATTGAGTGTAAACCATACTATCTATTACGTGTTTTCCACTCGATGCGCCAAACTTATCTTTAAATATATTTTCATTAACGTACAGTCCATTCGACTCTATATAAGATAGTGTGTTAAGTATTTTTGTGTTGTATTCCTTAAAGGGCTTTACAATGTTAAATGACTTAACCTTATCAATTATTTTATCTCTAATACTGTTACACCATTCTAGATGTTTTAAGATTGGCACAATTTCATTCAATACTGATTTATTGTAAAATTCTCTGTATATAGTATTGTGAGCAATAGTAAGTTGATCTTCATAAGTACTAAATGTATTATTTGTAAAGTACTCTACAAGATTTAAATCGTACGAGTTCCCTAAATCAATATAATAATTTAATGATTTTTTATCAAAGATAAATTTTTCTTTATCATTTATTAATTTTTTTAAGTACCGATCATTCAAATTTAATGCTTCGCTATGATTAAACGGTAATATAAATGACTTATTTTTAGATATTAAATGTATATATAAACAGCACAGGGTATTATTTTTAGGATGTTTTTGATCATCGCTAAATATAGGAATAATTAGTGATCTGCTATTTGAATACAGTTCATTAAACTCTTTAAATAGTGTAGGCGTCTCTACTATGCACAACATATATTAAATATACGAAAAAAGATTTGTAATAACCAACTTAATACCCAGAAGATTGTGGGGAAGTTTGTGATGGAGGTGTATTTGGTGTTTTTTGCTCGGGAGCGAAATCATCTATATTAGCTATTTCTTGGTAATTAGAGTGCTCTAATAGATTTGGTAATCTTCGAATAATACCAGGGAATATCATATTTTTATTGTGTAGTGTTCGTCTATTTGTGTCGACAATACCTGATTGAATTATTTTACCATCTTCTGTAACGTCAAATTTAGGTCCTGATATTTTCCAATCTAATATAGTACCCGTGTTATAATACCCTACTTTACTTTTACGCACACGAGTAAACTCTTTACTTGTTACCTCTCTTATTGGATCTGATAAATCATTAGTTTTTCGCAAAAAATATCTTGTAAAGTATCCTTTTTTGTAATCCTTGTCATCTGGATCAGGGTATGTAGCTACTGGCTGTTTCATTCCCTTTACATTTGTCTTTTTTGGTAAATCATCATATATATTACTTGCGTAATAATTTATTTTTGTTTTCTTTACGTTTTTGTAAGGTATTAATGGGACTGAAGTTGATGTTCTGTTTGCACCTGACCCTACTTTACCGTCTATGGTGACCCAGTACGGTCCTTTATATTCAGTACCATCCCTGTACATCCATTCTTCACCTTTAGTGAACTGACCTATTTTTATATGTGACTTTGGATAGTATTTCATGTTATGCTGTTGGGGTTGGAGATAACCTACATTGTGTTTCTAATTCTGTTGACCAATCGTTAGGTGTTATCGTGTGCGTTACATTTGTAATAATAAATGATATCTGAGGGTTTTGGTTACTGTCAAAGTATTTTGTTGGTAACCAATCTGTTGTAATTAAATTACCAAATTCAAAACCTTCAATACCATCTAATGTTATACCTAAGGAAATGGGTAAAAGTATTCTTTGATTCCATGGATGTGTAGCAGATCCTGGTCCATCTTGTGAATACTGTTTAATAGCTTGTACAGTAGAATCAGTAATATATGGTACCGGGCCATACCCGTTTATTAGAGTTTTAATAGCGTCTATACTACCTTTAGATACTGCTTCATATCGTGTTCTTCCTGTTTGCTTGTCCTGTTCGTATATAACTTTAGCATTACCAACAGCAGTTCCTAATGATTTTACATCCTGAGAGATATATGTTTTTGCATCTATATACCAATATACACTGGTACTTTTATAATATAATTTTCTAACTCCACTTACCTCTCCATCATTAGCTTGCTGAGCTTGTTGAGAAGTATCATAAAATACTATTTGATTAATGCTGGGTGGTGATGCACTTTTAAATACAGTCCATCCTATCTTCCATCCTTCAATAGATGCAGCTTGTTCATCCGTAATAGTATTTGTACTGGTGTTACTAGGTACCTGTACAGGAGCTCCTCCTGTATAAAAATTTTGTATTTCCTGGCTAACACCTGTCATGGATTTTGCACCTCCAACAAATAGTGCTGTTGCCATTTTATCAGGTAATGTAGATTCCATTGATATATTACGTAATACAGAATTTACATTAAATGCTTGAAACACATACGGTGAAATAGATTTTGGATTACCATCTTTATCTTCTGCTTGTACATAATTTCCATCTCGTACTTCTATATAATTTTTTTGTTTACCGTCTGCATCTTTATCATCAGGTATCATTAACATAGGCTGTATTGCACCTCCTGTATTAAATGATATTTCTTTGAATAGTTCGTTTAAAAATACGTGTGCTTGGAATGGATTTTCTTTTTTGTGATTATCTAAAATTTCATATACTGTCTCTACGTTAATAAAAACGCGACTTAATGAGCATATTAATGTATTCCCAAAGTTCCCCCAGTTAAAGTTTGCAAAAGGTTGATCACTATTCAAGTTTATTTCTTCACCATAATTTCCACCTGATCCTAGCAACATTACTTTTGAGGGATCAGGTGCTACAAAATTAGGTGTCATTTGAGTTTTACTACATAAATCATCACATTTATAATAAAATTTATTACCAGTTAAAATTTCTGTATTTGTAGATTCACGAATAATATTATTAATTAATATATCTACTATATAATGTAAGTTAACATAATATGTCCATTCACTCTCCCATAACAGTCCGTCAATCCCTATCGAGTCTTCTCCTTCTCCTCTTTTCACCTCTAACTGATCTTGATATGTATCTTCAGATTTATCTTTATCTGCTTGAGCAATAAATTGAACAGCCGCAAGTAAATTTTTTGTATCATCAGTAGGGGTTACTAAATTACCTTTCAAAGATGTAGAGTCTTGATCATTATCGTCAATAGTTTTTGTCATGCCCTCTGATCCTGCTAATATTACAGTGGTTGTATCATTTGGTGAGGTGGGTTCCCAGAAATTATCTTTACTACCCTCCTCTTGTGCTCCCCAGCGAGTACGACCACTATTAACATCGTCTTTATCTCTACCTTCTTTAAATTCTTGTATATCTTTTCTTAGTCTACCTATTGCACCAGTCTCAAGTAAAGGAGGATTACCGTCTGCACCGGGAGTAAACGTAGTTGTAGACTTAGAGTTTACATCTGTACTGGCTGGAAAATATCCTTCCCCAACTATTTCGAAATTACAGTTGTACCCACCATCTTCTTCCCTTAAGCTAAAACTAAAATTATATACTCTACCGATTAATTTTCCGTTTTTAGCATCTACTCCAGTGTATCCCGTCCATCCATATTTAACTTGAATCCACGCTCCTGGTATAAAGAATATATCGTTAAGTCTATCTAAATCAGGTCGAGTAAATACAGTAAAATCAACTTGAGCTTTTCTTGTTGAACCGTATCTACCTAAATTAGATATTGAACATTTTGTTAAAATAGGTTTTGGTAAGTACCTGTCATTGGATGCATAAGTATCAATAAAACCTCCTGTAAATATTGTTATACCTGTTGTAGGTGCACCACTACTATCTAACCCATGTACTTCAAGGTAAGGCTGTTTTTGATGAGCAAAATTTAAATCTTCAAGATTTTTATGATACTTACCATAATGACCTGCTCGATTTACAAGTTCAGTTTGTACAAAACCACTAACTTCGCTATAAAATGGATTTTTAGCCATAGGTTACCTAGTTTTATTTAAATCATTATAATCTTGGATTATACCATCAACATTTTGAGGTATTCTTAGTTGGAGCCCAGCATCAATGCATAATGTGCCTTTACCAATTGCATTTGCTTGAGCAATAATCCACCACAACTCTACATTACCGTAATAATCGAAAGCTAAACTATCTAACCTATCTCCTTCTCTACTAGTAATATAAATGTCTGATCCATCCTGTTGAATTTTAGGATAAAGTGTAGTAACAAACATTCTTCGTTTAGTATCTAAGTCTCGTTTTATATTTGTATTATCGTATCTACCCATTATAATGGCCTGTAAAATCTACTACTTCTATTTCTTTCTTTATCTGCTTCAAACACAACTTCGGCTGTACCTTTTTTGTTTCTCTGTTCTTCAGCTTTTCTATTCTGTTCAGCTTGCTTAGCCTTAGCCTTTGCAGAAGCTTCTGCGGCTGCAGCATCATCTAAATCTTTTTGCGAAATATGACCTATATTATCTGCTAACCAATTACCTTCTTCAGCTTCTACACCTATATCACTACCATTAGGAGATAATGAATACATTCTACCGTGTAATTGTGGTCTGTAATCAAGGACAGGTGTAAATGATATTTGAACATCTACCATATGTGGTACCTGTTGCATGTTCTTGTCATCCTCTAGGTTAATTTCCCATGGTGAATTATCAGGAACTGTAAATGTTACAGATGTTAACAATCCTGGTGTGTTATTAAATAAGTCTCCAATAGTTAATCTTATAAATGGTGATTTCATTCTACCACCGGGAGTGTAATCAGGAGCAGTGTAAGATGCTAAATAATTTAGCTTCCTCCATATAGGCTTCATTTCATCTCTACTAGTTGCTGCTACTCTAAATGAGAATGATACGCTCCTGTTAAATCCCTGATAAGTATGGACTGGATCACCTCTTCCTATCATTTTATTAGAAGACCATTCCCCGTTAAATGTATCTGTAAACCCAGTTAATGTTGCTCTGAATAACATTACCTTATCTTTACCGGAATCCATACTAAGCATATTAGGACCTGTAAACCAAAACTTAATTAAATCTTTAAACCCTAATTCTTCAGCTTTAGTATTTAAATCACTTAATTTCATTTCTTGAAAATCATATGCATTTACTTTGTCATTTAATCCAGTTGATTTTGTAAAGTTAGATCTATCGACTCCTGTTTTACCGGAATTGGGTACACCGAATTTTTTAACTAAATTATTTGTAGAATAAGGGGTATCTGACCCACCTTTTTTATCTGTTAAATTTCCTATAAATGTTGTACCATCTTTATCTTCAATTATGTCTTCTCTAAAATCATTATAATCCTTTACTCTGTTATTAAAATTATCAGATCCATTTTTTAATTTACCATATGATAGTACAGCATAATCTTTTAGTTTATTGTTATTAGATGCTGGTAGTGAATGTCCTATGGGCGCTGACTGTATTGGTGGTAATGTCGGTGTTGGCGCTGGAATACCGGAACCAGGGGTTATATTTGCACTTAAATCCCCTCTTACAGGATCTTTTTGGCTGTTAACAGCCCTCAGGTATGATGTTTTACCTAAACCGTAAACTGAACCAGGACCTGCTATTCCTGGAGCTCCTTTTATAACATTTGTATTTGAAAGTGTTTGTATTTCTTGACCTTCAATACCTAGTGCAGACCTAAAACTACTTATAGCATTATTAACAGGACTATTATTAGGATCTATAAGTTCATCCCTTAATTTTATTATTCTATTATCTGTTTTATTGTTACGTTGTTTAACTACTTTTTCATAATCGAAGATTCCCTCTCCTACTGGTAATATACCGTGACGTTTAAAGTGTAACCCAAATGCATTACCTGCAACATTGGCTAACATATTAAGTGGTGTCCACATCCGAGTCATTCTTGTTTGAACCGGGTACCCACCAACTAATGGTTGCTCAACTCCAGGATTTGACATTTGTAACCCAAATTGTTTAGCTGCAAATGTCAGACCTTGTGGTGATATTTGGAATTTTGCAATTCTCCCTAAATCATGTACAGCCCTATCTAATGCTGTTGAAATACCACCTCTTATAAAACCGCCATCCAATGCTTCAAGATATGAAACAGCCCCTGCTGTACCATTAGGTAATTCCCCTGCATCAGCTGAAGCGTAAAAATTACCTAATCCCCATCTTTGATTTTTACTCTTACCAGCTCTCTGTATGCCCCTAATAATATAGGGCTGTTTTATTGGTGTCGAGTTATACGATTCATCTCTTAACGAAAATTGGTTATATAAACCATCTAATGGTGTTGAGCCTATTGTGTATCTATTTCCTAATCGTTCAATACTTTGAACTCCAGCTGGAAAATATGGAGAAGTTTCATTGTAATTTCCTTCACCTCCTTTAGTAAGAAAAGGTCCTATGCTTGGCTGTGATGTATTAGCTCCACTCAAACTTGTGAACGGTGACCCATTTCCTAATTGATTGTCTAGACTGCCTATACCAGCATATCCAGAAAATTTAGTATTGGTTCTAGGCACGTTCATTAAACGTTTACTCTTACCACCCTCTATAATATTAGGATAATCAAATTTACCATTTTCAATTCCTTTAAATTGAGATTTTTCATCTGTAGTTAACAGTCCCATATTGGGTGTAAACCCACTTGCTACAGAACTGAATATTTCGTAATTCTTTAATTGGGTGTTTAAGCGCGGACTATTAAATTGTAGATTCCCAATTTGGCCAGTTATGGTTTTATATTGACCTAATTCTATTGAACTTACATTAGAGGTAAATCCAGTAGCATGTGCATTATCAAAATAATCAACTAAACCTAATTGTGTATTTAATATAGGAGAATTAAATTTAAGATTCCCTGGCGTACCTGTTATAATGTTATACTGTGTAGAGCTTATATTAGATGTGAACCCACCAGCATTAAAGTTGTCAAAATAATCAACTAAACCTAATGTGGGTGTTGTTTTAACAGGCGCAGTTGCTAATGGGTTAACGCTAACACCTTGTTTTATTGGTATTACAGGATTAAGGCCTGGTATTACAGTAGTTTTATTTGGTGTTGGTGGTAATATATCGACTGATCTGCCTGGTTTATTTGGTGTCGGGGATAGTAAATTAACAACCTTACCTGGTTTACTTGGTGTTGGTGTTACAGGATTAGTTATATTAATCGTTTTTTCAGGTGTAGGTGCTAATGAATCAACTGTTTTACCTACTCTTTCAAATATTTTTGTAGTGGGTTGTAACTGTATGTTAGATGTTGTATGTCTACCTAACTGTGTACTTGTATTGGTTACTTCTTTTCCGGGCTTTTCTGGTGTTGCTGATAAATTATCAACATCCTTTCCTTGTTTTTTAGGTGTTGTAGGATTAACTGATAATCCCGGTGTTGCCTTCAGTAAACTATCTAAAGGTTGTTTGCTACCGAAATTACGATCTATACTGATAGTCTCAGTACCTGATTGTTTAGTTACGTCTGTTTTAGGATAAAAATTCCTGTACTTACTTAAGTCTGATTTTTGATCTAATATACCCATTATCTCCCTGTACCTACTTTGCTACCGTCATTATACTTATTCTGATGTTTTGTAGTGTTAGTAGCTATTTGTTTCCCGTCCATATGAAGAGTATTATGATTTACCACCTCAATTCTTTGTTGGGAATTAGCTGCTTCAATACCTGCTATTCTATTAGTTGCTGCTGCTCCAGTACTTACACTCGGTACACTCCCTACACCCATACCAGTCATATAACCACCTATTACCGCTGCTCCTGCTGCCATAGCTATTGTTGCTGCACCTAAAGTAAGACCTGATGCAGCTATTGCAGCTACTGCTAGTGCTCCTGCAACTACTGTTAATGCACCTGCAGCAGCGCCAATCAGGGCTGGGTATTCTTTAAAGAATGATCCTATTCCACCTGCAATACTAGATAAGCCCTGCATTATAGGCAACATTCCTTCTGCTAAAGGTATTAATGCTTCTTGCAAGCTTAATTTTAAACTCTCCATAGTAGCATTCATTTCTTGCTGTCTCATTGCAGATTGTGCCTCTTGTATTACTCGGTCAGCTGTAAGTTTGTTTTGATTATCCAGGGATGCTTCAGCTGCTTGTAATTGAGCTTTTTGAGTAGCAGTCATATTATTAATAATACGCTGGCGCTCAGTAACTTTTTGAAGCTGGTCTGCCTCTAGCCCTGTAAGTTCAACAAGTGATTGTTTTTCCAACATATTCAACTTATTGAAATCTCTACCTTTAGCGATCTGCTGTACCACATCTTCAGTAGCAGCTTTCATATTACCTTCAAGTGCTAGTAAACGAGCTCTGTCAAAATTAAAGTTTTGACCTAACATTACTGATGCTTGCATTTCACTAGCTAATGAGCCTTGGATATCCAATATCTTGTCTGATATCTTACCTACGTCACTTAAAGACAGTCCTAATTGTTTAGCATATACAGCTGATTTAATTAATTCTTCTTTTGAACCTTTAAAGTATGTTGCTGCTACCCCTGCATTTTGAGCTATATCTTTTGTTATCGCTGGGAGCGGTACCCCAGCTGCATCTGCTAAATTTTTAGCTAATGCTATTGTTTGGAATGCTTCACTCGATGAAGCCCCCATTTCCATAAATGATCTTTGAACTGCTGCTGCATCACTAACTGATACACCCAATAATCTATTTAGCATTAATGTATTGGTTACTAACTCCCCAGAGGCTTTAGGTATTTTATCAAATTGTTCCGCTATTACAGATGCAGCTGTGGTTACATCTTGTAATGTAACACCGAATTGTGTCATATTGTGTACAGTATCACGTGTATCTCTAGATAAACGAAGTGCTTGATCTGCTGATAGTCCTATATTGTCTTGAAATGCACGTTGTTCTGAAGTTAATTGTTGTAGTGCATCAAATGCTGCATTAAATAACATGGTTACGGCACCTATAGCAGCTCCAGCAGCTACCCACTTCTTCATAATACCCTCTGTCTTTTTCTCCATCTCTTCAGCTGATAATGATGCATCATGAATATGATCGGTTATAGAACTAATAAGAGCTTCTGATAACTTACCTCCAAACATCTTATCGAGAATTGCTCCACCGGGTATCGCTCCTATTATATCATCTGTTATCGTCTTAGCGTATTCTTTAGATACATCTAAAGTAGCTTTTTGTGCGTCGTGTACTGCTTCAGTTGCTGTTACTGAATCTTGTATAAGCTGAACAATATCAGCCATTTTGTCTTTTTGAGATTGAAGTCGACCATCGGTAATCTCTTCAAGTTTAGATTTTACAAGTGTTAACTTATTCTGAACTTCTTGTACGCGGGTTATATCAACCATCGTACCTTCGCTGTCATTTAATAGCTGTAAATATTCTTTAGTTACATCGACTATCTCTTTCTGTTGTTTATTAATCTCTTTGTTCTGTGAAGCAATATTTTTTGTAGCTTCAAGAGCTTTTTTAGTTAAATCAACCTGATCTCTTATTTCGTCGTTGTCAGCCATTATTATAGGTTATCCTTAGCAACCGTGTTTTTTACAAAAGTCTTCTAATGATTTTTTAGCTATATCGTTAGCGTCTTTAGCTTTTTTCATCGCATCAACTACTCTAGGATCGTTGTTTACAGCTTTAGCGGCTTTTTTGATATCTCCTTTGAATACCATACCGATAAGTTTATCAAATAAAGATTCACGGAGTACCTGTTTTTGTTGTTCTGTTAGAGTTTTTTTGTTCATAACTTTATTCCTATAGTTTTACAATAATAAATATAAGAAAACGTAATTCTTACTTCTTAGGAAACCCACTAAAATTAGGCTTTGTTGTTTTAGTTTGAGCCTTCTTCATTTCTTGATTTTCCTTCTTTAAGGCGTCGTTAATTTTCCCAATATAGTACTTTCGTAACCATACAGGCATGTTGTAAGCTTCAGAGTGTGTAAAGCCACCTCGACCGTAGTAGATTAGATCAAATAATTGATCGTGCAGAATGGGCCTATAGTTAGGCCCTAGGCCAAAAAAAGTCGATTGTCATCGGTACTGGCATTGAATCGTTTTCGTGAGAACATGAATCACATTCAAAGTAAAACGACATATCGATATCTGGTGTAACGTCGAGTGCGTAAGTTCTTAGGGCTCTGGAGTCAATTGCAAATAATTCATTTTCAACAAAATCTCTAACAACTTTTCTGTCCCTGTTACCATCTATGGATGTGATAGTGTAAGCCAATCGAGTAGATAATGTAGGATCTATACCTGATCGTTTAGTTGTCTTTTTTAAAGATTTAATTTCTTGCTCAATTGCTCGGTCATCACCGTGAGTTAACACTTTAAATGTTACATCTCTTTTTGAAGATGGTAATGAAAAATGAAATTCAGTTGTGCCTTTTGTAATTTTATTTAAATCAATTTCTTTATTTTCAATAGTAGTTAAATCGATATTAATTTCATTCTTTGCATCACAATTAGGACATTTTAATTCAGCATTGTAATCCTTACCGTATCCTAGTACTCTTGCTGCGACCATGATAGCATTTTTATCACCTATTAAGATATCATTGTAATTAACTGGTGTAACAATCAATGATTTCAACAATTTATCTAATACAACTCCTTGTTTAATTAAATTAGCGGAAGTTAAAATATCTTCTTCCTTAGCTGTCATGTACTTCATTTCAATAACACCAGTAGCTAAAACGTGTCCCTCAGGGTACAGTAATCCTCGTGAAGGTAATTCTATAACTTCAGTTGGAAAATTTGTTTTTTTAACCTCGTCTTGTCTAAATTCTTGTCTTAGTTGTTCTGCTATTTGCTTGTCAGATGTATTATCCATGTTAAATGTTTAAGTGTGCTTATATATAATAAATATGCTAAGTGTATTAAATATAATAAAAATATTGCATAAAAACAAAAAAAGCCCTCATAAAATGAAGGCCTTTAGTATGTTCTACGGAACTATATATTTTAGTACTGTAATATCGCGTAATCGTACTGTAACGTTACTGATATTTGAGCAGGATCGTTAGATGCCCAATCTAAATCACCAAAAGCAGCTGATTGTACGTAAGCTCCTTTTAATGTCCATTCTTCTACTTTATCTCCAACAGGTCCTAACATATTGAAAGTAACATCTTTCTTATAGAAATCAGAGTAACCGTCTCTACCTGTTACGCTTTCATGTGAAAGTCTAACCCATTCCATTACTGCTTGTGCTGCAGATGGTACTACAGGATCAAAAAGTGTAATTTCTAATGTTTGCCAATCCCCTTTTCCTTTAAGGTGTCTTCTTACGTTAATGTGATCTAAAGGTACATCTTCGAATTGAATTGTCGGTCTGTTTGCGGCCTTGATAAGATAAGCAGGAACACCATCTACGTACATGATGAATCTGTTTTTCATTTTCGGCTCAAACGCCGTAAACATTATTTCATTTGGATCTAATAAGTCTGCCATTGTATATCTTCCTCTTTATATATATAATTATATATTTTTTAAATTTTTGTTACTATTCTGGAAAACTAGCTCCTGTTGGTAGTATGTTGAAATCCAATACGATAAATTCAGCAGTTTTAGTTGGTTGTAAATACAAGTCACCTTTCAATATATTTCTATCGATTACATCTGGTGTATTGTTTGTTTCATCCATTACAACTTTAAAGGAATATAATCCCTGTCTTTGCTGAATTGATTCTAAATAAGGATTAACAATATTTAAAAATCTATTTCTTGTTGCTGCGCTGTTTTGTTCAAATACCAAGTACCTTGAAGAACTTGCAATAAACTTTTTAACAGCTATTAATAATCTTCTAACGTTAATTCTGTCTAACGCGCTTGCTTTTCCTTGAAGTGTTTTTTGACCCCAAACTACAACTCCTTGATTAGGGAATGTTGCAATTGGATTAACTCTACCTTCGTAAAGTGTGTCTCTTTCATCATGAGTTAGTCTTGTGTACACCTGTGATACAGCTGTCAACCCTCCTCTGTTTAATCCTGCAGGGGCAAACCATTCGTGTGCAACTCTATCAGTGTAAGCAATTACACTTGGTAGCACTACTGAAGGTGGAACCCATACTGGTTTATTTCTGTCAGCATCTAATATCTTAACCCATGGGTAATAAGTACCTGCGTAATTAGAATCAAAGGTCTCTACTGATGTAACTGCTGTAGCTATATTATCCGCTATTGCATTATTGTCCATTACGTAGAACGCGTCTCCTCTATCTTCACACATATCTTTACCTACTGTAGTCACAGCTGAGTGTAATCTGTGTAACACTCCTGGGGTAACTAGCATATTAATATCGTACTCATCAGGATTACTGACTGCGTCAATTGCTCTTTTGTAGGCTGTGTAGCCTGCAGCTGAAGTTGTTGAGCAATCGTAACCTTGTGTGTTGGTTGTTTTTATATCCGTACCGACTAATTTTCTTGTATTTGGTTTTAATCCATCAAACCCTCCCTGTAACGGTATCATAAACTTTCTAGAATCAGTAGATGTGTTTGTTGATAGATCAATTGCTCCGGTATACGGAGAAGCTGCAGTTGGGTAATTGGCTCCGGTGTTTTGATTATGATCACCTAAGTAGAAAGCAGCGTTGCTACCTGTACCGCTATTTGCTGCTGGTAAAGGCTTGAGATAGTTAACATTGTCTGTATTTGAAAAGTCGTAATCAAATCCCCAATATTTTTTCTTATTGTAAATACTGTTAATTGTTTGATCTGTAACTACTGAAGATGATGGGCAAGTACCAAAGGTTGTAGGTATTGGTTGTATTACTTTTGCGTAACCAAATGGTACTAGTGATGCATTATATGCCTTATCCCCTACTGAACTGTCTACCTCTACTCTAATATAAGCTGAAAGGTTAGGATAGTCACCGTTAACACTTACTTTTCCGTTAGTATCAGTTGTTAAATACCTATCCCCGATTCTTCTTGAAATATAATTAGGTGAATCTGGATTTAAATTTAAATTGCTATATGTTTCAAGTACGTTTGGTTTTTGATCTGTGTCATCGTAAGTGTAAGGTGAGTTAGGAATTTTGTCCTGATCTACTGCTCTGACTACTAATGTAAATGACCCGTAATCTGTACCTGCTAATGTACCACCAGCTTTAATTTCACTAATACCGATTTTAGTTTCGTAATTTGTAGTATCACCGTGTGACAGCGTATGTATTTTAAGTAAGTTATTTACGTTATTACCATTTACCTTTTGAGAAGTAATCCATGGGGTACTAGCAGATGAAAATTCATCACTAAAATCCCAGGTTGAACTACCAGTGTCTACTGATGCTGAGTAAGCTCCTGATATAGCTAATTGCCCAGTTCCGTAATTTTTAAAATTAACGTAATTATATACTGGCTCAACACCTTCTGGAGAATCACCAAATACTTTATTTATATTATTTGAATTACTTGTTACATAAGAAGCTGAATAATACGTACCTACTTTATTTGTAAAATCAGAGTCTGTTTGTGCTGACCCTGATACTAGTAATACGAAAGATCCACTTTCATTTGATGTTAGTGCTGCTCCTTCGAAAAGTTCAGTTGTCCCTGTACTTGTAATTGTTTTTGTTGGGTGTAATAATGAAATTACATTTCCACCTTCAATACCAAGAGCTATTGGTTTGGTTAGACTGTATCCTGCTGTTCCTAATAATCTAACGATCGTAACTCTACCTGCACTTTTTAGATATTCTCTTACTGTGTAAGGTATGTATGTTTTTTCGCTTGATGGACCGAACTTTTGTACAAATTCATCGTACGATTCAACCACTGTAGGTACAAATGCTGGGCCTTTTGTAGTTGGTCCTATGATAGCTGCACCTATTTCGCTTATACCCGTTGGTAGAAATGATAAATCATTTTCTGTTGTGAAAACACCGGGGCTTATAATTTTTTCTGCCATTTAATTTCCTGCTTGAGTTTATGTAGTTATAACTATATAATTTACTTATATAAATATAAGATATTTTTTGGAAACACTATGTTAATAGGCTTATATTAACTATTTGTATCAGTATCTATTGGAGTAAATTCTCCTGTCTCTAAATTCAACTGACCAGTACCGTATTTTCCATTAAGACTTTCTACTATTGTTGTCTCTGTTTTCTGTAAAGTAGCGTATTGCTGCTCGAGATCAAACTCAAATTTTTCTAAGTTTTCGAGCTGTTGTTGCAACATCATTTTTTCTACCCTAGCTTGACCAAATTGAGTAGTTGTTTTTGCGTACCCTTCTCTTAGGTCCATAAGTTGTTGTAATTCTTCTTGTGTTAGTTTTTTTGTTTCTGACATAACTGTATTTTGTGTATTAAAAATGTACTTTTTCTATATAATAAATATCTTATAAATATTCAAAAAACCTATTTAGTCGGTATATCGTTGATATTGTTGATAGTAGTTTCTCCTATAACAATCTGTGCGTTTGTAAACCCTTTTCGTACATTATGTTGAGTACCAAAGTCCTTAGGCATTAACGGTGCTTTAGTTTGTAGGGTGATTGTAGACTTATTTATTCTGTCAACTCCCTCTGTATTAACTGTTTCAAAATTATATGACTGACCTGTTGTTATAAACTTGTATGTATCTCCCCAAGCCATTCCTTCCCAGAATATAAACATCTCGGCAAGCTTGTTAACCTGATAGGTATATTCTGTCCAGCATATTACTTCATATTCAATATCAACAAAATCAGGTAGATTCATTTCCCATATTTCATCTAATGGTTTTCTACCTTGTAATACTGAAAATTGATCGTATTTATTTTGTTTAGAGTAATTTTTTCTAAATGTTAATTTATTATCTCGTTTTGCTGCTACTTCATTTTTAGCTAGTGCTTCTCTTGGAGACATTGAAATTCTTCTAATAGTAATTAAAGGTATTATTAACTTACCTTTATTATCCCTTAGAAATCCGTGTGTTTGTATTGATGACCATTTTTCTGGAGAAGCGTACATTACAGGAACGGGGATTCTGGCTCCGTTTTCTTCTACGTATGGTTTAATTTGATTTTCTATAAAGTGAATTATAGCTGTATCAACGGTTTCGAGTGTAATTTCAAAACTCTGAACTATATCATCATCTCTTCTTACTTGATCAGCTCTGTTTAACCGATCATTGTTTTCTGATGCAATGTACCCAAATTCATCTATATCGCTAAACGTACTTTGACGCCTTCTCTTTTTTGGTAATCTTGACATCATTATGAATCCTTAGCTATTTCAATTGTTTTAGTAATGCCCGATCTAACATCTAATATATTAATTCTACTTTTTCTTGAAAGGTGACCTGTGCACACAAATGATACATTCCACCCGTGAGTCCCACTATTAAAATCTGTATCTGGATTTTTACCTGCTACGTAAGTATTTTCTACTATACCGTCTATTTCAAAATAATCTAAATCCCATTCTACTATATCCCCGACTTCAGGGAATATGTTTTGGTCATTCATAGTGTCTCTTAGGAATCCGAATGTAATTGCTTGATTGTAATCCATTCCAAATTCATCTCCTGTGTACGCTTGATCTTCCCTACCTACTAAGCATTTAATCTTCATTGGATTGTAATATACTTTTTGAGAGCTTTCCCCGTAAACATTTTCTTCAGTATCGTTCAGTGAGAGTTTAAAGTAAACGATATCTACACTTACAATATTATTTATAAGTTCTTTATTTAGGTGCCTAAATAAACTTGCGTCTCTTGATGATCCAAATAATGCCATTTAATTTTACCCTGTATAAATCTTAAGTGGTGATTTATTTAACTGTTCTTGTAGGAATTCAGACTCTTCTTTTTTACGTTCAAGTAGATTACGTTTACTCATTGAATCTAAATGTTCCCTTAATTCAGTCATAAGTGATTCTAATTCCGTTGAAGCTTGAGATAGTAAGTCTGCTCCGTTTAAGCTTATTTCAGCATTAGGTATTGGGATTGTCCCGTACTTACTTCTTATGTTACCTAACATTTCTTTTGCAAGTGCTAATGTATATTTAAATATCCATTGTCTCCCAACGTCGTTTATCTTAGTGTACTCTATCCTATCGTACGGGACATTACTGTAATCAGTTATAACTCCATCCGTAGATGTTGTATTTGTAGCTTTTATTGGATTAGATCTGTCTGATTTTACAATATATTCAAAATATAAATTATAGTCATTTACTGGTAAAGGGAATAAGGTTAATTTATTATTTATTAATTGAAACGAATATTGTGATTTACGTATTATATCGTTAAATTCAATTGCCTGTAATCTTAACAAGTCTGCATGCATAGGCATCATCATAAACGATACGCCCGGTGAATAATTTCCCCAACCAAAAGCGTCTAGCATTTGATTTGCACCCATTCCTGTACCTACAAATGGATCAAAATATCTTGATATCGCGGGTGGTGGATCGTGAAAAATTCTTTTAATTTCAATTTGGTTTCCAGATTCATGAACGTCTCTAAATAATACATCGAGATCGTAATACTGAGTACCATCTTTAACGGCAAGTGATCCTGTTTTCCAATTTACGTTACCACCGGTACCGGATTCAACCCCATATTCTTCGGATAACGTTATTACGTGTCCTAAATTATTTGATATTTCTTTACCGGTAAGATTTGATCCTGTAGGAGCTCCTCGAAGTTCTAGTAAGTAATCTTTAATATTAAATGAATTAACTTGATTTCCATATTCTGATGTTGCTTCTTCAAAACAAGCGTAAAAGTTAATATCTTGTAGCTCGACTTCAGTGATAGGATATCCTAAACGTCGTGCACAGAAATCTGCAGCTTTGTCAGCTGATGACGTAAATGCTGTATCTGAATCAAAAAAACCAAACGGTGTTGGGTTTGTTACTTCTCCAAATGAGCTACTACCTGGCCAAATTGGTATATTTGCCATTTATAATTCCTCTTTTATATAAATATTTATTTTTTTGTTAAAGCGTTATATTCACGTAGAATTTCATCGACTATTGAGTGTCTATGATTTTTTTGTAATTCTATTACGTCAAAATCGTTTACCTTATCTTTGAGTTGACAAAGAAAATCAAACCCCGAAGATGATTGTACTTTTAAATCGTTTTGTCTTAAATCACCACATATAACCATCTTACTGTTTATTCCAATTCTGGATAGTATCATTTCCATTTGATCATCAGTTACGTTTTGAGCTTCATCTACTATTATAAATGAATTTAAAAAAGTCCGACCTCTCATAAATGATAGCGGGACAATTTCAACTAAACCTTCATGTACGATCGCGTCTATTTTATCTCGGTTATATAAATTGTACATATTAGCATATATTGGACTTACCCACGGATCCATTTTTTCAGCTAAGGAACCAGGTAGGAAACCTATATCTTCTTTTGATACAGTTGGTCGAGTAATTATTATTGAATCTACTCTCCTCGTAAATAACATATCAAGCGCAGCTTGACAAGCTACTAATGTTTTACCACTTCCAGCCTTTCCTTTTATTACTGTAATTGCATTTGATAATATAAGACGCTTAGCTTCCTTTTGTTCTTCGTTAAGTGAAAGTTGAAATTTAATCGGATTTTTTGGTACTCTCTTTTGAGAATTTTGCTTAATTGCCATGTATTAATTATTTGTTATAAATATGTAAGGTATACACTTAAAAACACAAAAAAAGGTAGCCAAATTAATGACTACCTTCTTATATTAAAGAATTATACTAGATTAAAGTCTATCAAGTCCTGAGACGTAAACTTTACCATAGAATTCTGGTCTAACCATTTTCTTAGCATATCTAGTCATTACACCTTTACGCGGAGTAAAGTTGGTTGGATCGTAGATAAGTGGAGTCATGATTAATGGTACATATGGAGCGTAGACAGCACCAGTTTCTAAGAACTGAGTACCTCTATATCCCATTAGTACAGTGTTTTCTAGCATGTAAGGGTTCTTGTAAACGGTCCATCTGTTATTTAATGCACCGATTTTTTGAACACCCATTGCAAATTGCATTTTATCACCATCAGTATCAGCAGCATATCCTGGGATAGACTCGATAATAGTAGCAACAGTTGGGGAACAACATATAAAGTTAGCTCCACCTCTCATTGTTAATTGGTGAATTTTGTTAGAAACTTTCTGTAACTTAGTACCTAGAGTTTGGAACCATGTTCCTTGGTTGTAAGCTTGTCCACTTGAAGCAGCATTTTCGAATGCAGTTGTAGCGGCGTTATACTGATAACCAACTCTTGCTGACCAGTAGTCAGTTGTTTGAGCACTTTCGATTAACATATCTAAAATCTCTAAATCAATCTCTTGTGAGATGTATTCAGAAAGCATAGAAGTTAATTCTGCTTCAGCGTCGATAGAATGATAAGCATTCAAGTCTTGTGCGAACTCAGGAGTCCATACAGCTTTAAGCTTTCTAGTCTTAGCAACGATTGGCACAGAATTCATTGTTACGTTAATTTCTGGAATGTCAATTGTAGTATCTTGCAATTGTGAATTACCTTCCTCAAAATCACCTCTACTAGTATCGGTAGGTTGAGCTTGGTAAGAAACTTTTGCGTTAGCTGGATCACCTGTACCAGTACCTTGTACGATAAAAGTAACTTGTGATTCGTCACTATTCACAGATGTGAATTGTGGGAAATAAGCATTAATGCCTGATCCAGAGATTTCAAATGCTCTTGATCCTTTCATGTCAGGTCTAGTTAAAGATGCTGATGGAAAGGTAAGCTTAAATAGTCCATTTGAAGATTGATCAGCTGCGTACGATGCAGAAAAATCAGAATCAAAATTGATGTCTGAAGTACTAGCTGCAGCAACAACAACTGTAGTTGCAATTGAACCTGATGAAACAATAGATGTAGTTGCCTCGTTAATAGAGTAACCAAATCTGCCAGCGCCGTAAAGACCTTCAGAAGGTGCAGTACCGCTTGCTGCGTCTGTAATACCAAACGTTGAATCGGCTTGGCTTGAGTTTGCAGCACCAGTGTTAAATCCTGGTTGAGCTGTTCCATATTTAAAATCTAAATAAAATACTAGTCCCGATGGTAGGTTCATTGGTTGAACTGATACCATTTCTTTCGCTGCTATTTCAGCGAAAACCCTTCTTACTAATGGAAGTGCAACACCTGACCACTCTTCAGAGTTAGATGCTGTTCCAGTTTTTGATGCCTCATCAATTAACTGTTTTGCTTGGTTTTCCAATAGGATAGCCATACCGTGTTTTTCGTATTCGCTATCAAGACCTTCTAAAAGTCCTGTTCTTTCCCATTTTGATACCAACTCACGTGTTTCCTCTTTGAGTTTACGTGAATGGTCACCTGCACTTGCCATTAAATTTGAAATATTCATGTTTGCCATGTTTTTATCCCTTTTAATGTGTTTTTAAAAATATTATCTAATTAAACCGGCTAATTTCTTAAATCTATTAGCTAGTTCGTTACCTTCAGTAATTACTTGTTTTGAAGGTGCAGTTGATGCAACTGTTTTACTCGCTGTACCTTCGTTAACAGTTCTTTTGTTACCGTTAGCGTAAGATTCTGCGATTGTAGCATAAACCAATTTAACTTCTCGTAAGGTTGTAGCCCTATCGAAGTTCTCAATGACCTTAATTTTTTGAGATTCATTTAAATTGTATGCTTTAAATAGTTTATTTGAAAACAAAAGTTTTGCATTCAATAAATTAATCTCATTAATTTTGTCTTTTAAGAATTTGATAACGCCGTAAGCTTCTTTAAGTTCAGCTGCTTTTACCTCTAAAGTAACACCAGCATCAGACATACCTTTAGATAAATCAGAGCCAAGATGTCCTGGATCGTTTTCGTCTTCGTCTTCGTCTTCTTCTTTTAGAGCTGCGATAATTTCGTCAAGGTCAACTTCTTCTTCGTCCTCACCTTCTTCTTCGGTAAGTTCATCGTCTTCTTCATCAGTTGGATCAACAGCTTCTATAGCTACTTCTTCTTCTTCTGCGTCAACTTCTAATTCGTCTTCCTCTTCTAATTCTAGCTCTTTGATGATTGATTCTAGATCAAGTTCGTCTTCGACTTCGTCTCCGATTTCTTCTTCACCTTCGATCTCATCACCAATTGGTGCTTCTTCTGTGGCCACTTCTAGGTCTTCGAGTTCATCTTCGCCCTCGATTGCTTCTAGATCTTCTATTTCTCCTTCTTCTTCCATTCCTAATTCTTCGTCTTCAATAGTATCTACATCGTCTTCTTCCATTTCGTTTTGAAGTTTAGCGGATAACATTGATTGAAGTTTTGGTGTGAAAGCTTCTTCGAGAGCAAGTTTAGCGTTAGCCATAGCAGTTTCTCTTACAGCTTTTGCGTCAGCAATTGCTTCTTTTAATAAATCGTTCATAATAAAACCCTTTATTATTGTATTGGGATTCTACAACTATTGAGACTGTGCAAGTTGTAATAGGAAATTATAAAAATCTGTTTTGACCTCTATAGGAATAGAGTATTGTTAAAACATATATAAATATGTCTTTTATTTCAAAACACTCTAATGTGTTGAGTCGGATTGTAGTTAGAATAATTTAGAATCTCTATCTTCCTTAGACATTCTTTTTTGTATTAAAATAGCGTGCTCATTTTGAAGTCGCTTTGTGTGAGATTTTTTTACGAAAAATCGATTTTCTCGTACTTTAATTAGTACTTCAGTATCTTTTATTTTTCTTTTAAAAATCTTAAGGGCCATTTCAACGTTATTATTATTGACTCGAACCCCGTTGGAGGAACCAGGCAGTGTATGATCGTTCTTTTTTCGAAAGTAATTATAACTAGGTAATCTCATTTATATTAAAAATTATTATTTATCAGATTGTTTAGCTATTACGCTAAGCTTGTGATGTAAGTACTCATCTGAGTCATCACTATCCCCGTCGTTATCAACATCTTGATCTTCCATATCTTCAAGATCTCCTTCTGCCTCCTTATCATCAATAAAATCAGCTTCGTTGATATTGTAATATTTTGAAAGTGTAGTTCCTATATCTTCGTAGGATCCCTCTAACCGTTGTTGCAGTACGGTAATTTCTTTTGCAGTTTTTTCAAATAACTTAACAGAGTCGTTAAGATGTTTCATGTGTCGACCGACAGTAACATTATCAAACCAATCTTCAGATTCACCCAATGTTACATCTTTAGCACTGTTACATAATTCCTTAATTGCATTTGTAACGTCTTTAAGATCAGATTCTCTGTAAATAGATTTATTAAAATCATTAAATTTAGAAACTGCCTCTATAAAGGTTTTTTTATCTTCATTAGTGAATTTAGCTTTAGTTTCTTCATCTGTAAGCCATGATTCATTTATTAGTTTTGATAATTTCATAATAACTGCTTTCTTTATTTGCTTTCTTTAATAATATCAGTTATGATACTGTTAATTTTTGCATATTTGTTGTTTTGTATTTTTTTGCTTTTATCAGTACCTTCATTTACTGGTGATAAAAAAGCTCCTTGAGTAGATGGATTCGAAACAAAATCAAATGCAATTAATTCAAAGTCAGGTTGTACCTGTACAGTATCTTCTCCGTTATCTTCATGAATCTCTTTTACACTTCCTAATCCCCTAGATGATATACCTAATTTTATACCAGCTTTAAATAGTTCTTTGAGTATATTACCTGCAGGTGTGGACAGTACCTCAACAACTCCTACTAAATCGTTCCCTTTCCAGTCCATTGAAACTACATTGTGAGATACGTTACCTAGATTCACTACTGACGATTCAGGATGATCAAGTTCTCCGAGAGCTCTTCTTTCTTTAATTTGAGTATCTGAATATTTAGCTGCTTCTCGCTGCAGCGTTTTCATAGGATATACCCGATTGTTGTGATTTTTAGCTTCTGCCCTTTGTAGAACACCTCGCACAATTAACTTACCATTTTTAGCTAATGATTCATTAATTTGTTCGGGCGAAACTTCAAATGGAATGTAATCTACTAATAGTTGTTTATTCATATTAATTATCCTTTTAAACCCAGGTTCCTTTTTTCTTGTAAAGATCAAATAAGATATAGGCTACTTCATTACGAATTAAAGACCTAATTTTATCTAAATCCTTAATACTTAAATCCTCGTCGACTCTTTTATCGTATTCACCTTTAATTATATTTATGATTTCTTCCCTTAACACTTTAGCTTCCTAAATATTTAAGTTTATTAGAAATCCTAACCATTTTTTCAGAAATCTTTAACATCTTACTTTTTGTAGATTTCCAGTACTGACTCGAATTTACACCTGTTTCAGTTTTTAGTTTAATATTTCTGTTAATTGTTTTTTCTATTTCGTATAACTTTCGATTTACCTCAGATATAGATTTATTTACTTTTTGTTTAGATGTAAATGAATCATCGGATTTATATTCCTTGTAAGTAATCTCGTTAAGGTGCATCATGGATATAATTTGTTTGTATGTACTCATTTTTACCTCATCTATATCTTTAACAACGGTATACCCTGTACTGTCAGTAGCAGACTTCATACGTTTCTTTTTACCTTTTTTTGATTTACCTGTAAATGCATTCGGTGTATTATATCCTGCTACATTTCCTGTAACATTCATTTCCTCTATATCATCAGCTGATTCGAGTTCCTTTAACTTATTTTCTATGTCCTTATTTAATGTCTTCATCTAGGTTTAATTAAAATCCGTTTTGACGTTTCAGGACGTAAATTGCTTTATTCCCGCTTTCAACTATTTTTGAAGGAGATAATTCATATAGTTGACCGACGGTTAAATGTGCTATATTAATTGATCCGCCACTCGATAATGTAATTGTTCCAGCAGCTGCAGCATCACTTTTAATAACGGCTCCGTACCCGTAATTTGATCCTGTAAAATTTACTGTAGTATTTTGGACCGTAATTGATTGGAAATACTTACCTGGGTCACCTAATCTATCGAAATCATTCCCGTTTTCTTGTCCGGCATAACTCCAGCCTGGTTTTGGATTTGCAGCCATATTATTTATCTAAGTTTTTTAGTTCTTTAATTAATTCATAATATCTTAATAAGCCAAGAATATGTGAATCTTTAACTGTTCTTATTTTACTAAAATTATTAGTTAAATTAGATACTTCATTTAATTTAATTTTAACTACCTTATCACTTACCTTTTTAGATAATTTAATTATTTCTTTATTTAGTAATTTAGATTCCTTTTGAACATAGTCCTTTAAGGTAGTTGTATTGGATATATTATTAATATATTCCTTAAGCAAAGCTTTTTGTTTTCTGTTTAAGCCTGTGTACTTACCGTTAAATCTATCTACCAATATTTTATAAGATAATAGCCTTAAGTCCTTATCTGCCTTTGTGTAAGATTCTAAAGCTTTTTGTTTGTCTACTTCTTTAATTGGTTTATTTGTAATATGTTCTAATATTGTAAATTTACAGTTAACAGTCTCTGTTGGATTTTCGTGAGAGCTATATTCAAATATTTTAAAGATAGAAGCTGATTCTTTATAATCACGTACACGAGTTTTAAAAAAATCTTCTAAATCAAAACTATGCTTAATATCCTTAATTAGCTCATACTTAGCTTTGGTTAATCTTTTACTGTCAATACGTTTTCTAGCTTTAACAACCTCTTCGACTAATTTATCGGCCTTAGATTGATTATTAAAATTAGTATCTAACAGGGCTTTATATAAATCTAATTCTTTTGTTAAAATAGAAGTTTTATTAAAGTGTTTTTTTATAATCTCTAATACTGTTAATTCACTTGTATTATTGAGAGTATCAGAAGTAAGTTGTCTTACTAATAACTCAAATAACACCCCTGTATTCTTAAATTTTGAGTGACGGAGTTTCTTCATTTTTTACTGTGTCCAATTTTTTTAAAATATATACTTATTTCCTATATAAATATATAGAAAAACAACAATCCATTATTTATTAATCAATTAATCTATCTTCATCTAAAAGTGTACCAGTATCTGTATTAGATTTTTTATTAGTTAAGGTTTCTTGAATTACCTTTTTACTTTTAAACCGGCTTTTTAATACCTTTAATAAATCCTTAACATCATTATTTACCTCACTGGTACTTTCCATAGCTAATGGACTATTTTTCTTAAAATTATGCTTAATTGATCTATCTACATTAAATGTTTTTGACAAATCTTTTTTACCTAATGGATCTAATCCCCGCGAGTGTTTTTGTGAACCGTACTTTGTATGTTCTTTTGGTCTGCCTGCTCCGGGCCAGCCATCATCGGGCATTTCCTCGTCATTTAAAGGCGTGTTAAGTTTATTAGATACGTGCATAGATGCAATATCATGTGCAGTTCCGTACGATTCATTTGTTACGGCTGGATCATTTCCTTCACTTTCAATTTGTTCTTTTCTGAATGTTTGTTTAGCGTCTTCAATAACTCCAATTTGTTGTTTGTGCCATTCATCCTTAGACATATTAAATATATTTTCGTACATCCATTCCTCTGAAACCATCTTTAAATCCTTCATGGATGATATTAAGCTCACCTTTTCGTTAAGGAGATTTATTTTTTCTTGTTCATATATTATTGATGGATTTGTTAACTGTAACTTAAAATTAATTAAATCGTCATCAGTGTATCCTTGAGAAAATAAATGTACTACTGCTATTTTATATAATTCAGATAATGTAATTTTTTGTATACGCTCTATTGTTCGTGCAAACCTAACATCTTCTGCAGCCAATGTAGCTTTTCCTTCGACTTGCTCGTCATACCCCAAGAATGCTTTCGGCACCTTTAGCGCCGCCATCATTTTGTTTTTCAAATATTCAATATCATCGATACCACCGAACTCCATTCCATTTAAGGTATCAATTTCAGTACCACTTTGACCACCACGAACAGGAAGGTAATAATCCTCCAACATATTCATCATATTGAACTTTAAATTATATTCCCCAGTAGCGTTATCTACGTAAGGAATTTTTTTCATTTTATTCATAATTTGTTGCATGTAACTGTCAACTTCACCAGGTGCGATATTACCAATGTCCACTTTAAAGATCCTTCTTTCAGGAGCTCTCATGATTCTATGGATCAACATTGCATCTTCCATTAACGTTAATTGTTTCCATGTCTTTCTAGCAGGCTCGATCATCGCTTTACCGTACGGTAAGAAATTAGAGTCATTTAATAATCTAAAGTGAGCTACTTCAAAATTCTCCAATTCTGTTTTACCCATTTCTGATTCATAAAAGAATTTTACTTCATATGGTTTTTCTGGGTCTAGTCCTTCAATTCTTTGAACCTCATATGCAGACATAGGGACTACATTTACGATACCTACTCCTTCTTGTATATCTAATTTAAGGTACATATCTCCGTATTTACACATATTACGGATCCAGGGCCAAAGGTTAAATTCAATATTAAGTATATCGTAAAATAAATTATGCAGCAATTTTCTGATATCTTCATTATCAGAAACTACACGCAATACATCTCCTTCATCATTTTTTAATGTACACTCATCACTATATATGTCAAGCGCAGATGCTAATATTGGATCAGTATCCATTGCTTCGTAATCAGAATATAATTCTAATTTAGATGAATAATAATTGTATTGTTGATTGTATGAACCCCACTGACCCTTTACCCCGTGTAACCGACTGTATCGATCATTGTACGAACTTTTACCGTAAACATTACCAGAAGATTGTAAATGATCAGTGTCAACTACGTAACTCTTACCCTTTCCGATCCTTCTTACTATTACGTTATTTGAAAATAGTCGTTGTAATCTGTTAAAAAATGATTTATCTGCCATAACCCTTTATCTTGTGTATAATATAAATATCATGTAAATATATAAAAAATAATTGAGAAAAACAAATTTAAATTAACCAAGTTAGGTCTTCATCACCTCCTTTAGTCTTCATACTCCATCCAGATTCCTTTCGTGTACTACCTGGTGTGTACGCTCCTTGGTACTTTCCGAAATGTCCAAGTGTTCGTTTATTTAGTTCAATACCCTCTTGTCTTAGTCTCAATGCTGTGTCTCTGACCCACAGAGCGATTGAAAAGCTCATTACTAGGTCATCGTGATATCCTACCTGTGCTTCTGGTCTGTTTCCTTTCCACACAAATACGTACAGTTCATCTAGTAGTCGCTTTGATTTAATTATTGGTGTTTTTTCTCTCATCATAGTATCAAGCTTAGATATAATGAGTGGTCGTGTTCTCGATGTTGTTGAAAACCCTGGTACCATTTGTGATTTATCTTTTAGATCGTAACCTTTACTTAACTGTGACTGTACATCTACTACTGATAAATCTTTAGCTGTGTAAAATAAGTTACTGTAGTCCCTATCTATCGCGGGTTGGATGGCCGCCCATCCCACGTTAGAGTTCTCTATAACTAATAGTGCGTCGTTATATTCTGTAGCTGCGTTAACTAACATATTTCCGTAATCCTTGGTACCAATTTTTCCCTTATATTCTGCTACTTGTGTTAGACTTTCTACATCTATGATATGGAATGCAGAATAGTCACCTCCGTCTCCTCGCGCTACATCAGCTACTACAATATAATTTTTTGTGTAATCAGCTGGTTCCCATATCCAGTAATTACCGTCAAATCCTCTCTTTTCAATTGGATCACAACAATATGTCTCTTCGTACCATTTTAATATAGCTCCCTCTACAACTGAGTGACCGGATGTGATGAAATCGCAGTTATGTGATACAATACCATCTACATTAAATATATTGCCATTTTCAACCTGAACTACATCATATAACTTTATATTGTTCTTTATACGTTCGATTGATTTAATTAAAATATCTTGATTATTGGTTGAGTCTAATTTACATCCAATATATAATTCATTTGGATGTATTTTTATACCGTCCAACATAAATGGATGATCGTCAGAGCATTTTATTAGTGTACCGTTACTTAATGTAATGACCACGTGACTGGGTTTTTCCAATTTACGAATACCATGGAATTTTTGGAACCCACTTGGTGTTAATATTTCATATTTACTATTAACTTTCAACTCCATATCACACACTAATTCTTATGAATTTACAATTTAAAAAATCCTCTATTTCTTTTTGTCTTTGAATATCTCTATCCTTTAGCGTACCGTCAACGTTGTAATGATGTTTTTCATCTATTTCTAGCACAGTATTTTTTTCATGGTCATATGCATCTACAAAATACCCAAGTACTTGATATTCTCCATTATTTTCTGCATGTTGAAAATTATACCCGTGTTTTTTCTCATACTGCTTTATGATTGGGATTGAAGATTTATTGTATCTAGGAACGCACGCCCCTTTTGCGCTTTTAATATACTCCAAAGTACTTTGTCGCATTTTTAGTTTAGTTTCCTGGGTATGTGGTTTACCTAGTTGGTTTCGTTTATAATCTGGACAATGTCTACAATATTTAGTAAAATTATATTTTCTACCACATGAACATTTCAATTTTTCTATATCCCCATTATATTGAACTATAAACAGAATCCTATATCTAAAACTATATTGACCTTTATATGAATTTTGATTCTTTATTGTTTTTTCTAATATACTTGAATGTTTATATATTGATTTATATAATCTTGGATTTTCCTTTATTATTGTTCTATTTTTAGCTTTACCAAATAAAATTTTATAATAATTATCCAATTGCAATATCTGCTTAGTTTCATTAAACGTATATAGATCATTTATTTGATCTAATTTTTCTTGGATTTTAATATACCCCTGTTTAACATAATTACAATCTTCCATACAAATCCTCTAAATTAATATCTTTAATTTTCCCAGTAACAATATCTCGGATAGTGACAAATGCATCACCCCACAGACAATCACACTCCTGAGCTGCGAATTTAGGTCCCAGTAACTCATCTTGCTTATCCCTCCATTCTTGATCTCTTTCTGGATGTAATGACCAGTGAAGTTTGATTGGGTTGAATTGCCCTCCGGCCATTGCATCGGTCCAGGATTTGTGAAAAAAGTTACCTACACCGTTTGGTGTTGAAAGTATAATGGCCTTACCACCCGTCGCTAATGTTTGTTGAGATGAAGCCCATATCTCTTCGATTCTATCTACAAAAGCAGCCTCATCTATTATAAGTAATGAAAGTGCTTCTGAACGGCCTGCATCTCCTCCGGATGATATCGCCTTGATTTGTGAACCATTTGCAAATCTTAATGATAATTTATTATCTTCAACTGACTTACCCTTTAACCAGCTAGGTAAATTGTCGTGCATAACCCTTACCTTTGTTACAAGATTTTTAGCTACTTCCTGTTTTGTTGCTATTACAAGTATATTTTTATCTTCCCCAAACACCATTGTCCATAACGAATACCCAGCTGATAGTGTTGATATCCCTAATTGTCTAGATTTTAATATTATATTATAATCGTGGTGCTTCAAAGCGTCTAGGGTTTTTTCCTGGAAATCGTATAGATTAAAATTAATTTTTCCTTTTGTTGGATGTTGAATCATACAGTACTTGCGCATAAAGTACACAGGGTCCTTTGCACACTTACGAAATTCATCTTTAATTATATCTTTTATTGATTTACTAGTGGCCATGTTATCTTACGTTCTTAACTACCCAGCTACTTCCGAATATTGTTGCTGCGCCACCAATAAAGTAAATTATTTTTGATTCGTACCATTTTGGTCTTGTGTTTTCAATGTGATCTAGATAAAGATCTATATTTCTTTCTAGTAAATGTATTTGACGGTCGTACGCGTAAAATGTCATTGTATCCATATTTAACATGACATCTTGTTTTGTTATAATAGTTTCAAGCGTTACAATCTTGTACTCTAAGGAACTTATTACTGTATCCTGCTTAGTGATCTTCTCCTTGTATTTAGAGATTAATTCTAATTTTAAAGAATCAACTATTTCAAGTGAGTCGCAATTAATTTGTGATGTTCCTGTAATAAAACTAAATACTAATAGTAACGATAACCATATTTTCATAACACATATTATTTAATACCTAATTTTGCTTCTAAGTCTGCTATTTGATCATCAACGGCTTTAACTGCTTTTTTAGCGTCTTTAACTTTTTTAGTTCTACCGTCAAGCGTTTCTTTTAATTTATTTACTTCAGCTTCAAGATGACTTCTGTCTGTTTTTATATCCTTTAACTGTTTTTTAAGTAATTCAACCTCTCTATTGTTCCCTGCTTCTTCCCGGTCAATTTCAACGTGCTTTTTTCTCTTACTTACGTTAAGTAGAAATATTGCCCCTAAAATGGTCCCGATTCCTGCAAAAATATAAACAAGAGTATCTTTTATTTTCTTAAACATATTATTGACTCAATATTATTTTATATATAAATATGTAGCTACAACCAATTTACTGGTACCCCTGTTGTAGAGTTTACTGCTATACCGGTTCTGAACCATGCATGTATTATATTTGCGAAGCTTTGCATAACCTGCTGCTTGGTTCCACCGTTTTGACCTAACTGTAATGCTGGTGTAATAATTGGTGGTGATGGTGGTGGTGTAGCAGTAAATGCAGGAGCCATTCCTAAACCTAGCGTTGTAGCGTATGCTGTTAAGGCTTGTGGGAGAATTATATTAAATGCTCCAGGTGCACCTATACCTAGTAGTGTTGTTTGTAGTGTTCCTAATGCAACCTGTGAAGTTATTGATAATGGCAGTATTGAACTAGCATATGTATTAATAGCGTTTGCCCACTCTCCTGCAGCTGCTGCTACATTATCTGTAGGCTCCATTTGTACTAATGCTTGTTGTAACGTGCTTTTTACTAATGGCATTTATTATTCGTCTTCAAGTTCGACTGGCTCGTTCATAATAGCTGCAGTGTAAGCTCTTTCGGCTTTTGCTATTTTAGAATTTAATGCTCCAACCTCCTTGTGTAAAGAAATTAACTCAGGTTTCATTTTTTGTTTATCTGCAGGATTAGCATTTTTGAATTTACCAACAATTTTTTTCTGCTTTTTTAAAAGCTCTTGTCGTTGATATAATAAAGCTTGATATTCCTCTACTGATTTTTTGAATTTTTTTGATACTTTAAATTCCTGTAGTACCTTTTCTATTTCATCTTTAATTAAAGACTTAAACTCCTGTAACTTGTTTTCCATTTTTATTTTTACTTCTTATTATTATTCGTCAAAAAATAACATTTTTGCTACTAATGCAATAATAGATGAATATACAAGCCAGATTGCCTTTGTTACATTTCGCTTCCAGTCATTTAAATCATCTACATCGTTCTTTATATCATTTATCTTAGGTACGAAAGCTTTTCTTTCGTTTTCGTGATCCCTTACTATTTCAATATTACGATTTAATTTTACAATTACCCCATCTTCTGGTGAAAAAAGCTTTTTTCTTATATGAGATAAATCATCTCTCATATCCTTTTGATGGTCATTTATCCTTTCAATCTTTTCTTGAATGATCTTTAGCTCCCCATTTGGGAGTTTCTTTTTCATCTCCTCTAAAGTTTCAAGAACTTTCCTAAAATCCTTTTCTCCTACCGGCATATCAATTTACTCTTTTTTTGGTTCGGATGGCCTTGATGTTTCTCCCCAAATATAACCTAGTACTGGTACTGATCCTGCACTGTAGTATGCTGCTAATTCAGTTAAACTAGCTTCAAATACAATTGCTACAATACCTAATACAAACCAAATTCCTATCATTATATAGGCTAAAGTTTGTCTTTTACTTTTCGTAAATAAATTATTCATTACTTTCTCCACTACTCTTTAATTTACTTAAAAAATCTGTTTTAAACTTTTCGAATCCTTCCTCGATCTGTTTTTTAATATCACCTTTATTTGCATCTCCATTCCATTTTTCAATAGAACCATCTTTGTTTACAAATTCTGTTTTTTCTAATTCACGTAAAACACCATCTTTATCCTTTTCAGCTGATTTCATCCATGATAATGCATTTTCGTATATCTTTCCCTGTTCGTATTTTTTCCAAGCTTCAGGTCCTTGAATTTTAATCTTATGTTCCATGTCTATGACACAATCTAAACATTTACCGTGTACCCTCTTCATCTTAAGATCAGCTCGACTAGGACTAGAACAAGTACATATCTCTTTAGTACAATTAGGAAACGATACTAAATATTTTCTTAAAGTATCCATCTTACCGTGTTTTACTTTAAACCCGTTTTTTTGTTCCCATTTATACCCTTGATCATCAAACCAGGTATCACCTACCTCTTTATGTTCCGTTACCTTATCGTATCCAACACTAGATTTGGTTTGAAATTTATGTGTACCATCTAACATCTGTTTGACGGCCTTAACATTTTGTAATTTGCTATTTGCTTTACTTTTAGCCATTTTTAATAGTTTTATTATATATAAATATTAAATTTTTTTTGTAAAAACTACTGTATAAATAACTACCAAAGGGCATTAATTATTTGATTGACTGGTCCGAATATACCTGTTATCTTATATGTTTTACCGTTATATATTATAACAATACCCTCAGTTGGTACTATATTTTTGAATCCTCCGGCCTGTTGAACCTTTTGTAAGTTATCTTTAACTTTCTTTAATTTACTTAAATCCCCACCTTTTCTGACAGCTGATATTGATGACGCTATTTTTTTTCTAATGTTTTGTACAGACTTTGCTGGATTGGCTGCTAGTAGGTTTTCTGCATTTTTTAAAATATCTGCTCCTAATTCAAACATAAGTGTTTCGAATGGTAACATATTCTTTTTAACTTGAGCGGTTACTTTTATTTTATCTTCTTTTTTGATCTTATCTAACAGGTCTTTGTCTGAAATATTTGTACCATTTAATCTAAAAGATTTATCCCCAAAAGCCCATCGCTTAACCAATCCCATTTTGATTGTGTTATCGATACCTTTAAATTTATTATCAATATAGTTTTCCCACCACGCTTGATGATATTCGGCTAATGTTGATGTATCTTTTAGATTAAATTGTTTTTGTAATTTGTTTAGTTTTGATAGATATATCGATTTCCTCGCTGCAAAATCAAGATGTGGTTTCATCTTTATAATTTGTGGTGGAATTATTTTGAATGTTTTTTGTATGTTTTGATTTACTTGAGTTATCATACCAGTCAACATTCTCCCACTATCAGGAACTGCCCCGATTGGAGTAGCCGTCTTTAAATCATATTCTATAGCTCCATGAAATTGTAATCGGGCTACATCATAACTAATTATATTTTCTGATGCTGGGTAGATTATTTCTAAATTCATAAATGCACTACCTCCTTTAAAGATCTTTTCTTTTTGAGCATCTGATAATGATGATACTGCTTTTTCGAGATCTTGCATAGAATACACGAAGGCTTTTTCGATATCACCTCTACCAGCAAATTTAGATTTCATTTGTTTGATATCCATGGGCTTCTTAATGGTGGATTTATTACGTGCTGCTTTTAACTTACCATCCTTCCACGTAACCATTAAATTTTGACCATCCGTTTTTTCGCTTGCAGCTTCATCTACATCCAATCTTCCCTGTAATCCTAAATCAATTAGATTTTTAAAATCTCCGAAAGTCATGCCCTTATCATCAAATGGATGGCTCATATGCCCGTATGCTCCTCCCTCAGTAATTAATCCTTCCTTAATACCTTCTTGTTTTGCAAAAGGGTTATTACCTTGACCGTAAGAAACAAAAAATAATCTTTGCTTGCCTACTTTTTTAGAAACAACCTTCCCCTCTCTTCCCGATTTCTCAAGTTCTTTAGTTGCATTATCATGTTTTAAATAAAAATTTCTTTTTTGCTTCATAAGTGAAGCTTTTTTACTTTTCTTAGGTTTTTTCTTTTTTTTAGCTTCGTCGAATATATTTGATTTAGGTAGTACTCTCATTCTCATAGCAGATTTGCCATTGATTAATAGATCTCCTTTTTCATTCCAACCTATTGTCTTTACAACCACTTTTTTATTTTTAAACTTTCCCATTAAAACAGTGTCACCAATATTAACTGGGATTGTTATATCTTCCATTATTCCAGACCACCATTCTTTAGTTAAGACCTGTTCGTTTACTTTTGTGTCTGGTAGTTCAACTTCAGTATCTTTTTTACGTTGCTTATCAACAAGTTTCGTAACTTTTTTTAATTCTCTATCTAGCTTATTAGGTTCTTTTTTACTTGTTACGGCAGATGATTCTGCTCCCATGAAACTAACAAATTCGTATCCTAACCTTAGAGCTACTTGAGATATACGCTTAACATATTTTTTCCAGGCTCGAGTACCTTTAATATCGTCACGATTGATCGGGGTAGTAACTCCTGCTTGACCTGCAGGAAAATATGTTACTGAGTGTACTTCTCTATCTGATATAGAGTCGAATTCGACAGCACCATCTAGTATATAGTCAACAACATCCCATCCCATTTGTTTTGCGTAAAAATCACCAGTTTTCGAGTACCCCTTGAATGTAGTAAATTGCAGGGCGGGCCCGTCATCAACTAATTGTTTTGCTGGGGATCCAGTGTTACTACTTTCATTTAAAATATTAGGTATGTCTATGGTAGATATAAAGGATTGCATTATCTCATTGATAGCTAATAACTTATCAGTTATCAACTTATAATTCTTAGTGTGACCGAATATACCACTAAAGAGCTTCTTTCGTGTCTTATCGTCAATCCCTTGATCTCCTAGTGCCTTCCTGATTTTAGTACCACTCATTTCACCGTAACCTGGTACTTTGAGAGACTTGTGCTTTGCAGTATATACGTACGCTCCTTCCCTGTACCCAACTTCTACTGGATCTCCTTTCTTCCATTTTTTAAAATGCTTACCACCTGATAATCTATCTGCGTCTTTTTTACCTAACATAAATACAGCTGCAGTTGTTTCAGGATCAAATTTAGAGAGTAACTCCTGTGCCTTGTAAGGACTGTTTACTTTAATAACATTTTTAATCCCGTGAGATTTAATTATTTTTGCTTTTTCTTGATATGAAAACGGAGATTTAGGCATTTCAACTTTATCTGATGTTGCTACCCATACTTCATCAAATCCTAATTTTTTTAATTCATCGTAAGTTTGTGCGTGGTGCTTACCCATAGGTTGGAACCTACCCGGGTAAATACCAATTACCTTTTTGATACCGTTTTCTTTCTTAACAGTACCTTCTGTAACTATTTGCTTTACTATCCAATCTCCTATAGTGTTCATATTATATATAAATATTTATATTAATAAGATGACCCCGGAAAAAGTTGAGTATATTATCGTTTTAAAAGGATAAAAATTTCCCAGGGCCATCTGATTATGTTATTTCAAAATCCTCTCCTATTGTCATCTCTCCGATTTCATCAATTGGATTGGATGTAGTTAGCTGTATCTCTGCTATGTTAGCTGTGTTATTTGTTACATCATCAATTATAAGTTTTTTGTCATTTGTAATTCTTAATCTATATTTAGTGTAATCTTCTGATTGTAACACAACACCTTTTTGAGAATTTAATATAGATATATCGTTATTATGCACAGAACCGGTGATCTGCATTAAATTAGTTTGTAATTGAAGATCTATTATTTGTTGTTGGAGAGTAGTTATTTTATCTTCATTTCCCTTTATTTGGTTAAAGAGACTAAGATGTTTTTGACCTATAAATTTACCTAATTCCGATAATATACTCATTGACGTAACGCCCGGTTTGGGTTATTTTTTCTTTTAGATATACATAACCGTTATAATTGTATATAAATATTTAGAATTAATAAAAAAAGGGGGAAATTGCTTTCCCCCTTTTAATTTGAATGGTTGTTAGAATTAAACCACTACCCGATTACAATATTATATATTGTTAAATCTTAGTCGTCATTTGCTTCTTCATCCCCATCATCACTTGCTATTTATGCAGCTCCGCCTGAAAAAACAAGATCAAATGCAACTTGCATTTCAGTTTCTGAACCTTGATCAGCAATAATGTCATTAGCCATGGTTTCAATGTTTGCTACTTCTGTAGAAATAACCCCGTTATATTCACTAGCTTCTTGACCTATAGTAATCGCGGCTTTTGCAAGGTTTGACTGGATTACCATACCAGTCTGAAGAGCAGATCCTTCCCTTATACCTGCTGCGAGATTCGCGAATTCATCCTCTCTGGCTGCTTGTTCAACGCGCCACACGCCACTATGCTTGGCTTTCATAGCTTCTGTTTGGCCAGTAACTGAGTCATCCATCTCCTGTTTTTTAGTATTTCTGAAGGTGCCTGCAACATCAGTGATACTTGTAATTGCATCATTGTTAGCTGTTACTTGCTCTCTTAGTTTTACAACCAGATTACCCGCGATTGCACTCATATTTGTCATCATAATTATTTTCTCTATTTATGTTTTGTTAAAATATTATTTTTAAGTTATATATACTATTTTTAGCTAGCTAGCTGCATAAGCTTCTAACTCGGACTTAGCTATAGCTAAGCTATCCTGTGCATATGTCTTAGCAGCTAATGCTTTAGCTAAATCAGCTGATGCATCAGCTTTGTTCGTCGCTGATTTCGTGAGTTGTGCTTGAGCGGCTTCAATAGCAGCTGTATCTTCACTTGCTGTAGCTACGGCAAGAGCTTTTGTTGATTCTTTTAATTCAGCTTCAGCAGCTACAAGGTTTGCTTCTGCATCAGCAAACTCGGTCAATGACTTATCAGCTTCAGCTTGTGCTGACATTACTGCGGCTTCAAGTTCTGCAAAAGATGCTGCTGCAGGTGGTGATCCGAAAGCTGCTGTAAATCCCATAACGATAGAATCGATACCATCAACAGATCCTGTGTGATCACTTACACGGCCTACGTCGATTATTCCATCACTGAAAAAAGAACTGTATCTTGTTATGGCTGCACCGTTGGAAGCGTCTATTGCAGATTTACAGTCTTCAAGTGACTCGAAGGTTGCTTCTGCAACTTCATCATCGACTCTAATACTATCGCTTGTAGCAGCTGCTATAGCGTTATACCTCTCTATAGCTGTTAGTCTTTCCGCTCTATAAGCTGTTATTTTTCTTTGCAAAGGGAACATTGCGTTTTCAAGCTCCAGCGCGAACACTTCCGCGTTCTGTACTTCTATTTCACCTTGTGCAGATAATGCAGCATAGCAATTTTCTTTAGAAGCTAAAAGGGCCTTAGCGGCACTTTCCCCTAATTTTTTTGAGTTTGACATCATAATTATTTTCTCTATTTTTTATTTTTATGTTAATTTTAAACTATAAGTTATTTTTAAGCTTCATTACCACCGAAGTTAGCATCTTTCCACGCCAATACAGTAGATAGAGCTGCGTTAACAAGCGCTAGTTCTACCTCAGCACGCTCTTTTATACCAATATATCTGTATTTGTCCAACATAAGTGGAAAATTAGCATCGCTAGCGTCGTTCACCTCTTGTTGTTTTGCAGTCACTGCGTCTACAAGTGCTAGGTGAGCTACATCTGTTTCATCTGAATTTGGATCAGCTGCGAACTTTTCATCATAGCTTGTTTGTGCTGCAGAAACGACAGCTGCCAGTTTTTCTAATGAGGATGCTGCAGAAGCTTCATTGGCTGCAATGTCGTTTGTCCTTTCATTGATTAAATCATCATAGCTAGCTATAACAGATTTTAGCGAAGACTTTTTCTCATTAGTTGTATCAATTGCAGAGTCAACAGGACCTAATTCTGTAGCCATTACTTTTTGCTCTGATGATTTTACCCCTTCATACATATTGATCCTTGCATCGGCCAGGTTTTGCTGTGCGGTATAGTGAGATACATCCTCAGCTCTATTGCTTATTAAAGCTGCCTTGTCAGCTGTCAATTCAGACACTTTTTCTATCGAATCTGGACCAACTGCTAACCATTCTTGATTAGTCATTGTACCTGCAGCGTGAGATGCTTTGTGCCCATTTAACTGCGCAGTACTCTCTGCTAGTTGTTTTTCTTTTTCAGCTAAATCGCTTGCATAAAGGGCAGCAGCTGAAACGTCTTCACTTGCTCGTTTTGCTTTTTCAGAATTCTCTTGAGCGATCATTGCCTCTGCATTTGTAATGTTGGCTGTATGCCTTTCCATTCTTTGGTTTGCAGACCCATTCTCACCGTAGGCCGCAGTATAAAGTTCAGTAAATGACCCTAAATCAACCCTTACTTGAGTGAATTCAGATGCTATTTTCTCAGCCTTTGCAGCTGCAGCTGCATTTGCATCGCCTTCATTTTTAGTCAATAATGACATAAGACCGGTAAATTCACTACTTTCTACCAGCTGGCTTGCACCTTGACCGAAAAATGCTTGCTGTAGTGCTGTCGTTGCAGCTTTATGGGCTTCAACTGCTGCTGTTTCATCAGCTGAATATTCTGCGGCATCATTCGCTACTGCACTATTGTAGTTTGCTACTGATGTATTATTCTTTGCTGTATGGTTAGCTGAAATTTCGGCCCATTTGGCCTCTAAGTCAGCTATTCTACCTGTTTCGATCTCTGCTAGTTTGTTTGTTACTAGGTTCACGAAGAGTTTATTGTTACTCATCATAATTTGTTCTCTTGTTTATGATTGTTAAAAAAAATAAAAATACTACCTGTGCGCAATCAGTAGTAATGTCGTATGTATTGTGTATTATGTGTTTCCTCTGTATGGTGTTATATACTTGATATTATTATTATATTAAGATATTATTTTTAAAAATAATTAACCTCTATTTGTAATAACCCTTAAATTTATTTGGAAACTTTATTAGGAAAGTTTATGTGTGTCATTTTCAAATATAAATATCATTTTACATTGAAAACAACTGCTGTATAAAAAAATAATTTACAGAGATATACCGGGATTTGTGAAATCTAGAGAGTCAAGACCTTCTTCAAATGACGTAACATCTTCTGCACTGATGCCGCCCTCTTGTTCCCATTTTTCACGCTCAAATTCAGTAGTGGATGTATGAGCTTCAATACAGTTGTAAAGCACTAAATTGTATATGATATCATCTCCTATATTGTAATATGTGCTAGAACTCCAGTCTGTGACTCCTGTGGAAGATCCTAGGGCTACTTCTCGGATAGCTTGTATAGATACTCTGATTTCATCAGTGCTATCTACTTTTGTGTACTTAAAGGTAAGGAAGTTTATAAATCCGACTTGAAATACACCGTCATTTTGTAGTACGACGAATTTTGATTTACCCGTCTTGTACTGGGAATTTATTTCTTCAATACCGTATCCGTTGATCTTAACAGGGGCCCCGTTACAGTACAATCTAATAGTAATTGTTACTCCGGATTCACCAAAGTCAGATGAATCAAAGTCAAAGTCTAAAGCTCCTTCCTGGTATATTATATACTCTTTATCTTTATTAAAGAGAATCTTATTTGTACCTGTATTACTTGTTACTTCAATGTCACGGTCTACGACAATCTTCTTTTCAGTTTCTTGTAAATTGTCATATCCACCTCTATCGGTCATTAATGACTGCATAGCTGCTTCAACAACTTGTTTACTTAACCCGACTTTACGTGCCATTCGATTTAAATTAGCTATAGATGTTATATCGTAGTAATCACCATCACTTAGATTAGAAACGTACGTAAATTTAGATTTACCTTCACGCTTCCACTTTGTTCTATCTTTTATTATACCGAATTTCATAATATATACATTCTACAGACCTAATGCTTCGTTTTGAAACATTGTTGAAAATATTCTAATGTTATCAATAGCTATTGGAGGATTATTAGCAGCTAATTCGCTTCCGGTGTTTACCCATGTAAACAATATACGTTTAGAGTCACCTCTGTAATCAGATATATCAAGTTCGATAAACTCTCTCATCCAAACACTTTGCAGTGCGTACGCTTTACCAGTTGTTGTAGTATATCCTAAATTTGGATCCCAACCAAGGGGCTCTCCGTCATATGGGTCGTATTGAGTACCTGCTGAAACACCAGCTATAGTCTCTATTTGAAATACATTTAAGTATGATGAGTCTGCAGATCCTATACCTTTATAGTAAAATTCAAGATATGATTTTGCTGATACTTCAGGAATATCTACATCTATGTAAAAATGACTAACTTGTAGTGATGTGTGATCGTAGGTATTAGTGGTACCGGTATCAGAGCTAATGTAAAGAGCAGTGTCTCCGGTATGTGTCTCAGCTGATCCAAGTGTCCATGTATTAGTAGTGTCATTGACTAGTGTAATGTCACTTGGTAACCCAGATTCAAAATCAGTTTTAAATAAATCTACTCTAACAGTTTGTAATGGATTGTAAGTCATTTTTTATTTCACCTTTTTTTCTTGTACATCGTTTAATATGGTACCCATGATTTTCCTGTATTTACCACGGATAATGTAGTACCACCACTGGTTAGTGTGAATGCATCCATGTGTTCTTGCCCACCACCACCGTAACACTGCCCTGCAATTGAGGAACTTAGGTAAAGTGTTTCATATCGTAAATTATTTATTACGTCGTAAACTCTACCAACATCTGTTGCTGTAGCATCCGGTAGTACGGTAAATATACCAGCGCTTTGAATTACACTATCTGATCCAGAAGCTATATAAAAGCGAGTATCGACGGGGATATTAAATGATTGACCGTCAGCTGTGTATTCTTGCTCTGTTAATTTAAATGTCGTGGATCCTTGAATATTTATTGATCCTGTTACATTTAATGAGCCTGTTACGTCAGCGCTTCTTTTTGTTCTAACTTTTCCAGTTGGTTCTATAAACATACTTTCTACTGCATTGGTGAATCCATTAGAATTTCCTGTTAAAAAACTAATACCTCCTTCATAGACAAATGAGTTTGCAATACAAAGATTATTTGGTGTTGCATGTCCCGCTCCGTGGTAAATTGCTGATCCTGTTATTCCTCCATCTTGTACTAATTCTATTCTTGGATTATCATTTTCATCTGTATCTGAATCATCAGCTTGTAATTTTAATACTACATCTCCACTCCCTGATGATATTATATGTAATACAGCATCTGATCCGCTAGGAGAAATCATTTCTGTTAAGCTTCCTGCAACTTTAAGTGAGCCTGTTATTTGATTCTCTGCAGTTGATTTAACGTATCCTCTCCCGTCGACCAGTAATAAATCATTTTCATTGGTGTATCCGTAAGATGGACTAGTTACCCTAAATACCGGGCCATTGTCTGAACCAGTTATATGTAATCCTCCACTCGGTAGCGATGCCATGGAATCTCCATTAATTATAGGTCCTATGCATACATCACCGTACGCTCCGATGAATATACGCTGTGTGTTAAATGTAGAGAGTGTTAATCGATTTCCTAAAGACCCATGTAGTGTATTATTATACGCTCCTATGTCTATACCACTCCAGCTATGCTGGACTGAAAATCTGTTACTCCAATCGCTATCTTGTGAAACTATTGCAGTTGAATTACCCCCTGTAGGGGATATAACTAAGTGTGGGTATGTGGATAATCCACTAGTGTAGTGATTTGTACCTGTTATCGCGATATAACTCGCGGTTAACGGACCAGTTATATTGATTGCTGTAGAAGATTCAATATCACCGGTTATGCTTAATGATCCTGTTATATAGGTATCACCTTCAATGTCTAATGTTGTTGCTGGTACAGTTTTCCCAATCCCTACATATCCGTAATTGTTAGAATCTACAGTAATTCCATTATTTATTTGTTTTGTATAAAACCCTGCATCGGTTTCACCACCTAGTGTAGCTCCTACTATAGATGAAGAAAATTGAAAGTCTGTATTACCTATAGATGTTATGAAAGGACTGGTGTATTCTTCATCAATATAGATATAAAAGTTAATTGACCCGGAATGCATATTACCATCCCGTAACACAGCAATTGAACTTGAAGGTAAAGCCTCTCTTCCGTAACTATTAATAATTGAATAGAAACTCGCTGTACTCGGGAGCCCACCGCTTCCACTTTGATGTTTAAAGCTCCAATCTAGTTCAGCCATTTTAGCTTGAGCTGCTGAACCTCCGTATAGTTGAACTAAAAATCTTCCTGATTTTGAAGTATAATCTGAGTAGGCGAAGCTTCCGATGGTTTGCCATTTATTATCATTCGCTGTGTCAGAATTTATACCATGCCAACTATAGTACCCATTTCGAAGCATTCCGGTTTGACCACTTTGAAAATCGAACCCCATATCACTGCTTCCAGATGATATAAATTTAATTGAACTTATATTTCCTGATGATGTTATATTATTTATTACAGTTGCATCTAAAGCACCTGATATATGTGTTTGGTAAGCTTGGTTTGAACCTGATCCATAGAATATTTGATTTTCTAGGAGGTTAGGGATGTCATTTGTTCTATCTATTGACGATACTTTTAATCCTTGTATTATTGTACCATTTGTTTTTAAAATGATACCCATATTTTGTATGAGATTAGTACCTATTGGTTTTGTTGTGGTTAAGGTGCTACCGCTGGCGACATAAACTGTATCACCATCAGATAAGCCGGTAAATCCAGTTATATTTTCATTTAAAACGCCAGTGACGACAGCATAACCATCTTTGTTACCTGTAGTGTCTAGGTCTTGAGCCAATATACCAATGGATGGCATTTTTGATGTATCAGATGCATCTGCCTTCCCCACTAATATTCTATTACTACCACCAATCTCCCCTTTAGAATAGACAGGAGTACCAGCATCTAAATTAACGCCCTCATCATTTCTTACTTGTAAATCTAATCTTTCACCATTTCCTAGGGTTAAATTACCTGCACCATCTGTTACTATAACTTGGCCCTCATCTCCATCTGTTGATGGATATGTTAAGTCGTTTAATATAATTGATGAGCCAGAGGCTTTAAATGAGCCTGTAATTTGTACTTCAGCTGAAGCTGTTGCGTACGTCCCGCCATCATACCATACATCACTACCTCCAACTGTAGGTAGGTTTACTAGACCTGCTCCGTCACCTATAAAATAATCTGATGTTGTTGATCCGGTAATATTTACTGATCCTGTAAATTCGTGGATATCTGATAACTCATCTCCGAATATAGTTGAACCACTCGTAAAAATTATTGAATGTGATACACGCATCCTTTCTGCGAATAACGTATCTGTAATCGTAAGGGACCCTGATATTTTTAATGTCTCAAATGATCCCGAACCGTTTATTATAGTTACACCATCATCTGGATCTACTTGTAATAACCGTTGAAAGGAACTCGATATATATAAATTACTTAAATCTTTTGCCATTTAGGAATTCCTGCTTGTATTTTTCTAAAACTATAGTTTTTCGTATATAAATATCAAGTAATTTCAATAATGTTTAAAATACTGTACCAACTCTATAATTTATGTTCTAACCGTTCAATTCTTGTTTGTAAATCTTCAATTATTTCTTGCTGCTCTTTGATTGCTTCTATAAGTAAAGCAGGTATTTTCCTGTAATGTACTCCTAAATACCCATTTTGTTCATTTTCAAATACTAATTCAGGTATATGCTGTTGTACATTTTGAGCTATTAACCCTATATCTCTCATTTCTTGATTTGGTGTTTCATTCCATTTAAAGAATACACCGTTTAAATTTTTAACAATTTCTAAACTATTTGGGATTGGATTTATATTATTTTTTAATCTTTTATCTGATGAAACATATCCAAACTCACCAGTTACGTCTATTTGTAAATCCCTAACTGTTGATGTAATAATATTAGAGTAGGTAGGTAGATTTAGTATTTCTCCACCACTGCCAGGTATTTGGTTGTGATAAAATGAGTATCTAGTCGTTCCACTTAATGATCCTACCTTTACACCATATACAGTTGTACCTGCACTGGCTTGTACGATATCTATTGCAGCTGCGGTACCAGTTCCTTTTGTTTGGTGTATGTTTATACCTACAGCGTTAGTGCCTTCTGAAAGTATATCGTAGGCAATACTTGCTTTAGATCCAGATATATATGTTGAGTGTGCTATAGCGGTATCATCTGCACGATATACTTTCATTTGATCGAATGCGATCGAGCCAGCTGAGCCAGAATTAATAAACCATGTTTTACTGGTGGGAGTGTGTATTACTTCTCCTACATTAACATCTTCTATACCACCTCCTCCTGAACCTGTTCGTTCTGTTCTTATTACTACACCAGCTACACTATTACCTTGTACACCTGGATGACCTTCATATTCTGAAGGTTGAACTATATTGATACCTGATTGTGTAAACTCTTGATTGGGTAAATAATATGGTGTAACAAATGGACTACCTACTTCAACGATAGGTTGTGTTAGCAGACTACCTGTTTCGTAAAATCTAAATGTATTGGTTTGATCTGATAATATAAATCGTTTAGGTAGGTTTTGTGGTGGGTTCATAGTCCTACCGTCATCGAACCTGGTTCGAATCTCTCCCTTAATGAATAGTTGTCTATTATCTGTTCTAAATTGTAGTACCCCGGGACTCGCTCCAATATTACCGAGCGTGGCTTGTCCTCCATGAAGATCTAATCCTACACCACCATATTCCCCTGGAGCGATATCCTTTATTGCAGAACCAGACCACATCATCCATCCGGCAGGTCCAGTTCCTTTTGATGCAGATGTAAACCCTAAGTATCCAGTTGATCTAATCATACCTGAGGATCTTCCAGATTGTTCTAGGCCTTTTCCGAATTCTCTTCCAATGTACATAGAACCTGTTAATAGATTGTTAGCTCCATCTATATATGTGTTACCTCCTACAAAGGATTGATCTTTTAAATATGTTACGTGACTTGCTTGGTTGTTTTCGTAATCAAAATATTCAAATTTAAAATCAAGTTTGTCTCCCAGCATTTGTGTTTCGATAGGGATAGTTATTGTTGTACTGTTTGGATTAAATCCCGTCTCTTCTCCCGACTTCACTGATACTTCACTTAAATACCACGTACCTTTTTCTATTTCAAATATTACTGTACCTTTTCCGTCAGCGTCTGCTTCAAACTCAATTTGGTGATCATCGTATCGAGTAGTGCTAGTTCCCGGGTTAAGGAACCCTATTTTCTTTCCTTTAATTTTTTCTGTACCGTCGTAATCAAATCCAGAACCTGACAAGAATATATTAATCTTACTTGCACTACCTGTTTGTTCTGCGTACGCATCAAACTGTAACACATAATCTCCTTTTTGATAGAAATCAAATGATTGGGTAGTGAATAATCTTACCGCCTCTCTATCTGGTATTTCAGTGGTATTTACCTTAAGGGAGTCGTTTAGTGGATCAATGTGATATGACATTGAGGGCGGTGGTGATATACTATTGTCTGAATTATCTATATTCCAGTACTGATTAACTACAGATGCATCAAGAAATAATCCTGTTCTTTTATTAATATTTAATGCTGTAGTATCTACTAGCATCTCTGAAGATTCTAAAATATTATCATCAACCAGTTGCCACGTGGATATTACACCAGGAGATTGTCGAAATGTTTTTACTCTATATACGTCCCCTGTTATAGGTTCAATATCACTTAACGTAATACTAGCGTAGGACATTGAATTTTGCGTTGCTGTATATGTAGGAGTATCTTTATATGTTATTGAATAATTTGATAAATCAAATTGATTGTATGTATGTTTCTTTACTGCACTTTCATTTAGATCAACAGTATATGCTTTACTCAATAATAAGTTGTTAGTATTTAATACTTTTTTTATCTTAGTAGTGTACGTTGCATTGCTTACTGTTCCGTTTTCCGGTGTTGGTTGTGGGTTGGTTGGTGTAGTAACAGTTAATGTACCACCCACCATTGATGCAGAGAACTGAGCTCCTTCTAAGTATAGTGTAGGGGCCTCTTGAAGTAGTTGATATTTAACTTGACCCAACCCGAATGTAACAATTTCAGTACCGGTTGGAAATGTTCTATTTAGATACGGGGATACTACTTCCTGTATACTAGCGGACGGAAATTTTTCTGGATCAAATAATATTTCTGTACTGTTTCTTTTATCTGATGCAACTAACACTGATCTCTTCCACAGTACATTATATACGTTACTGTAATCAGATGATACTCTCCTACCATCTGGGAAGTACTTTGCTACACCAGTCATGTACATTGTTGCTAGACCAGGTGGTGTGTCGTTGTATATGTAGATTGATATTACGTGACTTTCTCCGTCCTTAGCTACATATTTTGTAAACTCACTATGTATGGGATCACCGTTAAAATCTAATATTTCAAATTTAATATCAGATCCTAATTCTAAGAAATTATTATTTAACCTAACTTTAATTAGATTTTTCCCTCCTGTGAGTAATATAGGTACATCTTTTAATCTAAAATAGTTTGGAGAATCTATAGAAGAGTCTTCTATTAGCGGTTTAATTTTATCTAAACCTTGGTATAAGCTTTTTTTCTTTATCATACACTATAACTGCATTATTATATATATAATTATGTGTTATACTGTATTTTACTGTAGGAATTCTCTTTCTTAATCTCTATAAGATGATCCATTAGATCTCTCATAGTGTCAAGGTGGGATATTGTAATAAAGAAATCGAATCTAGATTTAAGATAATCAAATAGCATAAATATGGAATTTAGGTTATTTGAATCTAATGTTCCAAATCCTTCATCAATTGCAATGAAGTTTGGTCGCGGTAAAGACGTTATCGATATTAATGAAGTTCTAATGGCTAGTGATGATATAAATTTTTCCATACCAGATGTTAGTTCAAGTGGCCAGAATGTATCTTCATCGTAAGCTATTAATGCGTTTATATTTTTACCGTCAGTGTTTAGTATAATATTAAAATCAACTAATCCAGTTAAGATTGAATTAACTTCATTTTCAATTTTAGGTAAAGCGCGAGTTATTAATTCATAAGGTACACCATCACGTTTAACGGCATCCATATAGTACTCATACGCTATATATTCATTTTCTAATTTTTTTAATTTATTAATTGAAGTGTTAATATTATTTTTATCATTTTTAATAACTGTAATATCAGAATTAATGGCCCTGTGCTCAGTATCTATAACACTTAATCGTGAATCGGCTTCATCTATTATCTCATTAAAGTCTGATATTACACTATTAATAGCTACATTTGATTTAATTATATCTTCCTGTTTATAGTATACAGCTATATTATTATCTGTAACGGTTAATTTATTTTGTAAAGACTCTAATTCATATTTTAAGGTTGATGATTGTGCCTTAAATTGATACATTAATGTTTCGTATTTTTTTAAATCAGTCTGAAGATCATCTAACTCATCTTTTTCCTTTCGAATGTACATCGAAGCCTCTATAGTTGTATCGATTTCTCGTTGTTTTATTTTTAAATCACCTACAATTAATTTATCTCCATCCAATTCCTGCTTCGTTTGAATTGCATCTTTTACAAATATATTATTCATACAGTACTGACATTCAGGATCGTATTCGTGCTCCTCTAACCTATGTAACTTTTCTAGTTTATGATCTACTTTAATTTTCATCATTTCAAGTTCGTTAGTAATTCCTACACTATTAGATTCTAATTGCGTTAAATTTCGAAACATATCATTAATGTACTCTTCATCATATTCATCTAACCCTTGCTGTGTTAGTTCTAATAATTCTTTTGCATTACTAAACTCCTCTAGTATTAAATTAAGTTTTTTGTTCTTGACAGCTATCTTTTCTGATGCATCCTCCCTTTCCTCTCTCAAGGTCTGGATACCACTTATATTCTTATCAATGGTTACTAATTTCGTTGATTCTTGTAAGACTTTATCTCTGTATTCATCTCTCAACGTAATTAACTTATTTCGCTGATTTTCTATTTTAAGTAATTTATTAGTGTATGTTTTAAGATCCTCATCTATACCTACTAGTTGTGTTGAAAAATCTTCATTTTGATAATTTTTAATTAGTACCTGTACATCCCTTATCTCTGATGATGACAGGTCGTATAGGTCGTCAAATATATTAATATCTAAAAACTGTGCTAGTAACTCCTTTCTCTCTCTTTGGGGCATCTCTATAAATGATGCATTATTGTTTTGTAAGGATAGTGTAGTTAATATAAAATCTTCGTATTCCCCTAAATATGTTTTTATTACCGTGTTAGTGTCTTTCCGTTGTTCTCCATTGAGTGATACGCGCTCACCAGTTTCATTGATTACCCAGAAATTAACCTCAATACGCACGTGTCCTTTTTTACGTAAGGCTTTTCGTTCAATATAATAATCTAATCCGTTTATTTCAAAATTAAATTTACACCAAAATGTATTTTTTTTAGTGTTCATTATGTGACCGCCTTTTGTAGCTCTGCTACTTCTATCAAAACAACAAAATGTAAGTGCATCCAATAATGATGATTTACCTGATGTGTTAGGAGCAAATAATCCAAATGATCCTTTCATTTTACCAAAATCAATTACATTATCCTCTCCGTACGAAAACATATTACTGAATTCAAACTTTTTTGGGGACCAAATAACATTGCGGGATATATCTACAGGTGGGAGTTGTTGATTTAGTCTATTATTAATATCATATATTTTATTCATAACACCTTCTTCAACACCAAACTGTCTATCTAGATAATCTTTAATTAATTTATTTTGAATATTTACATCTCGAATATTTCCAAAATTAATTTCTGATTCACGGTCACCGCTTTTTTGATTTGATAGAGTGTCAACTCTATTCAATACTACATCCTGTACTTCATATTTCTTTTTTATTTTTGTAACAATTTTTTTTATGTCTGCAGCATCTGTTTCTGAAAACTTTATCCTTAATCTTGGTTTTTTAGGTATTCTAGACATTTCCACCACCTCACCACAATCAACTTCTAGAGTTACGTATCCATAATCATTTTCAGCTGCTTTAAATGTATGGCTATAGTCATCTAAATCCCATATTACGTACCCGTGATTATCTATCTTTTCCCCGTGATTTTGTTGTATTAAACTACTTGAATAACCGATACGTTCTTTTTTATCTAGGAACTGATGTAAGTGTATATCACCTAACAATCCTAAATCACACCCATCAAACATATCTGTAGTTACTTTAGTATTTTCTAATTCAAACCCGTAATCAGTTTGAGAGTTATTTACACATCCATGGAATAATACTATTTTATGTTCCCCTTTAACAGTGTTAGGATCAATGAAATTTTCCTCCTTATCAAATATAGACCATACAATAAAATTGCACCCACCTATTTCATACACACCGCTATCTCTTAGGTAGTGAAAGTTGTCGTGATCAAGAGCCTTTACGATTGGTGTTAGTGCGTCTAGTCTAGATTCGTTATTTAAGTTACAATCGTGGTTACCGGCTATTAGAATGGTCGGGGCTATATCAGCTAGATTTTTAAAAAAATCCTGTACCATATCGATTAGCTCTGGGCTCATATCTGTTTTAGCGTGTACTATATCACCACCGAGGTAAATTAAACTATTATCAGTAACGTCATTTTTTAGTTCATTATATAACTTTTCAAACACCTGACGATATTCTTTATGTCGTTTTAAATTTCTAATATGAATATCAGCAAAGTGATAAATCTTATTCACACTTCTCCCTATATCAATCTTAACCTTTTCCATTATGTAAATAATTTATATTCCACCAACTTACGTAACGTGAGTGGTGTTGTACTTATAATTCTTTTTGTTATTTTTTCAAATCCTAATTCTGATGGATCCTTTATACCTAATTCAACAAAATATACATTTAAACCAGCGTTTAGAAACTGCTCTGCAAATTTGACTGCATTTTTAATAGCATCTTTATCTAAACAAATATATATTTCTTTTACTTTCTTATTTATAATTTTCCTCTTTAACCCTTCTGGTATTGTTTTACCGTAAAGTGGTATAGCGTTTCGTTTAATAGCTATAGCATCAAAACTCCCTTCAACTAATATTATAGGCATCGCCCAATTAATAAACATTTCAAATCCTATAATATCTTTACTTATTTTAGGGTTTTTATGTTTAAAGTTACACGCTGAATAATATGACCTACCAACAAAGTAATTTAATTCCCCTGATGCATCGTATGACGGTACGATCACCATCTTACTGTACTCTCCTGATTCACAGTATCCTATTCTGTATTTTAATATATCGTATGGAGTGACACCTCTCTTATTAAGATAATATATAGCATTTTTATATTCAACTCCCTTATTAGGTACCCACAGTGGTTTATATTCTACTGGTAACGTTACGCTATCTATTACCTTTTTCTTTTTTGTAAGGTAATTTAAATTATTAGATCTATCCCCTACTTTTACTAGAGTCGTAAGTTCATTAAACCTAGTACTATCAACTTTAAGCTTCTTAAATAATGTCAGTAATGATCTACCCTTGGTATTACATACCCAGCACTGGTAGTATTGTGTAGATAAATTTACTTCTAATTTACGTTTATGGTGTCTGCAGAAAGGACAATAGTATGCTCTATTGTTACCACTAGTGGTGTATCCTTTACCTATTACTGAATCTAAGAGATTAGCTAACTTTATATCTGACATACATTATTTGTATATAATTAAATATACGAACTATTTCTGAATAAAACAACTATTAACAATGTTATTCTTCAGCTGCGTACAGTTCGTATATGTTATATTATATAATTAATATATTAATTGTTAATTATTATTAATAATATTGTTTTTAATGTTTAATTAATTAAAGTTACTTTTTAATAATTAAATTATTTAAAATAATAAAAAATTTGCAGACTTCCAACTTTTCTGTAAATAAAGTTATTTACATTCTTTTAACCACTTTTCAGGTAACGGTGCTTTATCCCACAGTACACCTAACTTACCTGCAAAATCACCGTACGTAGTCTTAGATCCCTTACGTATCTTTACATTAGGATTTTGAAATAATATACGTAGATCTATACCAGGGTTCTGCTCTATGATTAACTTTAATTTTTTTCTGTCCTCTGCAACCCACCTACCCTTTGTCTCAATAATCATATCACCGCCCTTTTTCTTCTGTAGGACAAAATCAGGAGTATATACGTGGTCCGTTGCTGGTTTAATGTACGAAATCTTTAAAGTTTCGTAACCGTATTTAATTTTATTTTCATCTAATTGTGATGCTGTTCGATCTTCCAGGCCGGATCTAAACCCATGTTTCCGAGCGAGAGCTCGTATTGACAATTTCTTTCTTGGCATATAGTATATTATTTAAATTAAACATCCCATCTAACGATAATATTTAAATCAACGTTATCAGGATTCTTAATTGGTTGAGCTAGCTTTCCTATAGCTAACATTTGACCATTATCATCATACAATCCTATAGTAGTTATGTACGGGTTAAATGCAGACGAGCTCACAAACCCATCCACAGCGTAACTGTCAGGATCGTTATCTGGTCTTAAAGTAGGGTTTATAGATAAATTAAAATCTGATGCATCAATCTTACATATAGCTTGATTTTCATATATAGTGTGACTACCTTTATAGCTTAAACTAAACCCATATTCATCAACGGTACCATAATCCAGGTTCCCAGTCTGGCCAGTTAATATATATTTATACTTCGGTAATGTGGGAGTTATGCATACATGACCTGTACTGTAAAATACATTACCCGCGACATTAGTTTGATACGCTGATGATGTTATGTAATGATTATTAGCTAGTGATAATATAGCTTCCGTTGGTAGCGCTTCATTATATATCCTTAATTCATCGATACTACCAGAGTACCAATAATCACCAATACCACTTCCTCCTATCCATAAATCACTCGCATTATGTGTATCTCCCACCGTAGTGTCCGGTACCTGGTTACTTAAAACTCCATCCACCCATATCTGTAAATAACTTGATGATCTCTGACATAGTATGTGATGCTGTGTACCTCCATAATTAGGAAATAATGCAGCTGAAGAAGTTACTGTCGGGATATTATTTGTATCACTCCTACTAAATTGGATCTTACCTCTATCACCACTAGTTATTGCCCTGTGATTATTTAATTGAATTTTAAAAGGATAACATCCAGTCGACTCGACATCCTTTTTGAATGACAGTCCCTGTGTAAGTGAATAGGCAGGATATTCACCTCGACCATCTTTACATATAATAGTATTTTCCCTGTATATGTTTCCGAAACGATCTGTTGAATCCTGCTGATATCCAGCTTCAGCCCAAAACGATATCGCAAAATCCTTATTAGACCTAAAGTTAAAATCTTTATGATTATAGATCCTCATGCTCCCGGTTGTCGGGAAATTAGCTCTTACACCACTCCTCTCATTAACAGCACCTGTAGTAGTAATACCCTCACTAAATTTTACTTTATTCAGATACGCTGGATGTTTGTTTATTAAACCATCCTTAGCGTAATTAGTAAACCCTAAATACTCAGTACCTTGATCTTTATAAAATTCATTAAATCCCCAATATCCTACTAATGCACTTGAAGATGCAAATGAACCGGTTACTATGACCGCATCTAAAAGATTTTCTTTCCTATCATCAGATAAACTTATAGTAGTTATATCACCATAGCTACCACTCCTACTACTATCTACTATAGTAACTGATCCCGGTTTTATATTCTCACCGTACATTTTTTGCGGTACAGATATAACGTTAACTCTTCCAGGTAAATTTCTTTTACTTAAAAATATATCATCTGTACCGTAACTCTCAAAAGGTTTATCAGATCGAGCATAAAACATATTATCGATTGAATTATGTATTACTTGCTGGTATTTCCCTAATGAAGTAGTTGGATAGGTTAAGGCATCATTTGCCCCTATTGGAATCTTAACACTCGAAGTACTGTGGCCGACAAATATATTCGCACCATAACTAGCACTGTAATTACCTTGATTGAAGTAATAATTTTTATGCGCCTTGAATGGTGTTACTGAATAATCGCTCGCGTCAATTGGTTTAAATACTGTAACTCTAGATTTACTTGTCATAATAAACGGAACCCTTTATATAATATAAATATGAAGGAGTTTTAATTTACTAGAAATCCAACTTAACTCGTACTAACGCTTCCCTGTCAAATGATTTAATTGTAGCTTTACTTAATTTACCTACTGCCAGTAATTCCTGTCTATCGTTATAAAGTCCGACAGTTGTAAGATATACTTTAGGATCCTTATAGAATGTAGGTTGTGTAAACTCTCCCGTAGACCCTGTAGCGAAAGTAGGGTTATTAGAAAAATTATAATCTCCATTCTTAACCCTTACAAAATAATTAGCTGAAGTTATAATTTCTGAATTCCTAGCTTGAAATCCCTTTGTTGCATCAACAACAGCTGATCCTGAAATTGAGTTAAATAGCTTAAATGCATTATACCCTTCAACAGCTGATGCTGTAACAGTATTAAATGAACATGATTGATTTAAAGGTAAATCATCTAGTACTGCATATCCTGTATTAGGATATACTAATCCATAATAATGTATGGCTCCTGAACCGTCTTTATAGACTCCATTATTAATAGACCCACTAACTACATTATATACTGCAGCTGTTTGTCCACCTGCAGTCGAAACTGTCTGTGCACTATCTCCTGAATCATCTATTAAAGATATAACAGTATTACATAAAGTAGCATTAACAAACGACCCAGTTCCTATTGAACCACTATTAGGAGAAGCTTCATTAGAACCTGTAATTTGTGCTAAGTTTAATTCCCAGTTACCTGGATCAATCTTGTCTCTTAATCTCGCGCGCTGAATATTTACAATGTAAATACTATCAGAATTTCTCGTTGAGTCAACTCCCGTTTTAAAGGTAAATTGTGTATCGTTAGGATCTAATAATAGATTTCTATATTGAGAGTAAATAGCTTTTGTAGTGGAGTCATTTAACTGACCATCCGAATAAGACCCACTCCCTAATCTGTTACCGTACGCTACAGCAAATTGTGTCGCTCCTCCATTACCAAGGGATGCACTATTCTGTACATCTACGTAGTATTTAAATTGTGTTGAAGTTTCAGTAGATGAAGTATAAAAAGTAACCAACTCACCAACATTACCTGTCCACAATCCCCTCGTTACTGTTTTTTTCTGATTTAAAACCACATCATTTCCTACATCAAATATAGAGAATACCTTACCACTGTTAGTTGTTTGTACTGCACGAGCGTTAGCTGTTTGAATTTTCTGAGCAATTATATTCGCCCTCTCCTCAACTGCAATATTAAATGCAGCTCGATCAGCCACATCACCTTTTGAAGCTTCACTAACCGATTGGACATCCCTACGTTGTTGTCTTAAATTTAATGATAATCTTGCCATAACTGTTTATCTGTTTTTATATTATGTTGTACCTGACGTAAATACAGTCGCTTGTTTAACTGTTAGAGTAGCTGTCACTCTACCACCTGTTTCGTTTCCAATAATCGTTATAGTAGCCGTAGCATCTGACGTCATTTGTGTTTTAGCTATTATATCAAATGAAAATCCACTTACTGCTACCGATTGAGCTGATTCCGTATCACCAATAAATCTCGGTACTGATGGAGAAGCTCCTGCAGTTGTTAACGCTCCTCCGGAACTTACTACTAATTGTGCTGCATCTGAATTACTTAAAATACAAGTATATCCCAATGTTGCATTACCGTTCGCGAAGTTAGAAGTATTAGGTGCAATTGTAGCCACATCCCCACCCGATGTTAATACGATAGAAGAATTAGCGATATTAATAACAGGAATTCTAGTCGTGTCTTTTGGTAGCGTCACTAATTTATATTTCATCATTTGTGATTCATCAGGTAACGCCTCTACTAGTGGCATATTTTCAATAATAATACCGTAATAATTAGACCCTAGTGGATGTGCTGGGTTCCATAGATTATAATCTACTTCGTCATCTGCTAAAGCAAACTGAGTTATATTAAACTCATCTCTTCCCTTAGATAATAACTCTCTTCCTTTATTAGTTAAAATAGCGTCAACTGTAACGCTTGAATTATTTAAATACCCCATAACTTCCCTTGAATTAATTTATTTTGTTCATATATAAATATATTGAAATTAAAAATTATAACACCTTGATACTTCCTGACGCTCCAGTCGGTGAAACTATAAATTTATTTGGATTTGCTTTTGTTATCTCTACCACTGGTCCACCGTCAATTGTATCAGGTGAATCCACATTAAAATCAGCAGACGTTACCTTACTTCCCTCATACCTGTGATTAGCTGTTCCTTGAGGTAAAAATTCTACCGTATCTGTAGCTTCGACATAGTACGGTGTTTTATAGTACAGTTTAAGTCCTATAGTATCCAGCGATGCCGTTGTATTAATACTCGATGGTGGGAGAGCAAAGACCTTCGCGAAACTTACAGCTACGCCAAAGCTTGAAGATGTATATATACCTATATCCTGTTCCGGATTACCATAATAACTACTCGTTAATCGATAGTTGGGAGATCCAGTATATACATCATACTCTCCAACAGGATACACATCACTCGTAGCGAACGCATTATTACTTTGACTTAAGTAATTCATCCCGTTTGATTCGTAATTCTTAACAAGTATAGTATTACTAATCGCCACTTTAGGTGGATTAGTGATAGTTACACCACTGACACTAAAAGGAAGGTGTATACGACATCCCATTAATATAGATTCAGACGGAAATGTAAACCCGTAATTACGGCCTACTATAAAGTTACCAACTAGTCCAGATATTGGATTATCCGCATAAACATCATCCGGGGATCCTGTTACATTATTAATATTAAACCATGGCACGTCCCCCAATAACCCTATCGACTGAGTAACCTCCTTACAGTATTCCCAACCAGTCTCATGAGTTGTGTACCTAGTTATAGGATTATTCAATGAGCTAGATATACTGTGTGTTACAGTATTGTAAACTCCGGGATAAATTCTATTATCCATTATTGTAGGAGTTAATCCCTCAGCTTCATAGTAAGGTATTTCTGCTTTTTTTAATTGATAATATACGGTAGTCTTAACACTATCAACATATACATAGTGTGTACCCGCGCCACTATTTTGAGCCTTAAATGTAGCATATAAGCCACCTTCAACATTATATATAATTTCTCTCAGCACCTCCGCGGTAGTACCCCACCTCTCTGTTGGTCCACCGTATGATCGAGTAACACCACCGTTTATGGATTGAGATGTAGCTAAATCACTAGGAAAAAATCCATCATCATTAGCTAGCCGTACACTATAATCATACATCCTATCATTCTTAGAAGCAGACAAATGATATGTACACTCTATACCCATTATATCGATGCTCTCACTAGGTGGTAGCGAAGCTTTATTAATACCATCAAATGTATAACTCAATAATTTCTTAGAATAAGCACCAGCAGATAAATATGCACTGGTGTACTTGTTATCAAAACTTCCTGTTGCGTTACTAAGTATTGTCCAGTCTGTACCTGAACCATTATTTACTGGCAGCACTAGCGGATAACCACTAACAATGTTACTGTAAAATGAATCCACAGAATAAACAGCAGGGTTAACGGACAGGCTTAAGCTTATATGCGCGGTAGGTAAATTATCGTAACTACCTGATATATTATCTGCAGGGTAAAGAGACATAGACGCTTCATTTAATATAAAACTTCCAGTCGGTGTTGGGTTGATCTGAGATTGATCCAGTGACATACTGTAGAAGGGCTCCTCCCAAGTCATTTGATCTATTACTCTATCCTTACTCCTTTCCAGTATGTTAGGCTCAATCAGTACCCCGTCTAGCTTTTTAGTACGTGCAGGTAGTAGTTGTTCGATTTGTTTAAATAACGACATATCGTACTGATATATCATCCTTAAGTATTCGTTATAATTATTTCTGTCAGAATATTTTTTCCAGTAATCCCATGACAGTGATTTTAATTCAGGATAGTCATCTTCATATACTGAATCAGGAGCTCCAATGTAATCATCTATTTCAAAAAACCCTAATTGATTAAAAATATCTTCGTTAATGGAATTTTGAGGTGAGAAGTATATTCCTAATCTCGGTGAATCAACCGGAGCTGTATCGTATGTTGATTTCTCTTTCCTTGTATCAGTATTTAAAAATCCTGTTAAAGTACTACTCTCAGCTCTTACCTTTTCACTCCATAAGTTATTACCACCCATTGATGGGTTTTCTATATAATATGTTTCATCGACACCGTAAAAACTACTTTGACTAACAAATCCTGCAAAGCTAGCTGATGTAACATATCCTCCCTCAAACTCTAATATATTTTGATTCGGGTGCTGAGACATTAAGCTCGATGAGATTGAAAGATCGAATTTCTGTCTTAAAGGTATTCTAAATCTTAATTGCTGATACGATGATGTTATTGAATTACCGTCATACGCAGATGGGGATGTAACGTGGTTAGCAAAATCCTCCTCATCAAGTGGCTTTGCCCAATATCTTATTTCTTGATACGAACCTGAAAAATGACTTATACCTGAAGGATTATCTCCCCACCCGATGTGTACCTTTGGCACTGATACGGTCCCTGCACTATCCGGTCGTTTCCATGCATGATTATATGAATACTCCGTTGCCCCGTTAATAGCAATACTCGCAGATGCATCAGTGGTTAATTTACTATATTTATGTTTTTTAAGAAATACAGTATAAGAGTTATTCGAACCTGTAATATCAGTACTCGTATCCCTCCTAACCATTAAACCTGCCCAGTTACCATCAAATAAGTATTCATCAGTAATTGAGCCCGTTTTATATCCACTAGAACCTGATAGATAGAAATTTAAATTTCCCTTTTGTTTATTACTACCGGATGGAACAGCTGTGACGTACCATTCAGGTCTCGGTCCAAACCCTCCCTGTAATACAGTTACACCACTAATAGATTCCTTTAGACCATCCTTCGTCCTAAACCTCAACTCTAAAGTGTCTGGTGTTTTATATGAGCCAGTCTTTACTGGTAACCAAGCCGACGAAATATACTGACCACCATTCACCCTAAGTGCGTACGAATAATCATCTTTTACGTAAACTGGTTTTTTTGTTGAAATCGGTAACTTAGGTCCACCGTACTCCCTTATAGATAATAAAGTTTGAGGAATCCCGTAACAAGCTAAAAGTGCCTTAACAGAACGAGCTGTACCTTTCGTTTTTAATAGAAACGGTAAGTTGTTAACAATCCTTCTCCATATTTCCTTCGTAACCTGTCCCCTAGGTTTACTCTCTACTGATCCCGTTTGTTGTGTCGCACCAGCTTGATTCGTCCCTAAAGTATATTCCCAAAGATCCGTTGTATTGTTTCCTAGAGATAAATTCCATCCCATCGATTTAGCTACGTTAAATAATAGCTCGTTAGCCATCCCTTCAGTAGGATGCTCCTCCCTAGTAATTGTTTTATTTAAGTGAGATATATAGGTCCACAGTATATCAAAATGATGGCCCATCATATTAACAAATACATCATACTGTTCATTACCAGAATCGACTCTAATATGCTCCGGTATTGTTTTTACTAAACTACTATCGTTGTATTTATCGTAAAGAGACGCTGATGATATTGCAGCATTGTACCAGTTAGTAGATATCGATGATGTTACATCGTATAGCGTATAGGGCTTAATAGCTGGATACGTATCAACTACACCTCCTTGCTGGAATGAAAAATTAGCATTACTCCATTGCTGCTGAGCCTGTTGCCAAGTAAGCGGGGTAGTAACCCTCGAGTCCGGTTTCTTAGGCCACGGGTGTATAGAACAACTTCCAAAAGTAAATGTACCGCTACCGCTTTGAAAATATAAATAATTTTCAAAATCATCAAATCCAGATATTATCTCATTACGTTTCTTTGTAGTAACCGTGGTGTTATCACCTACAGATCCCGTATATGTATTAATCGACGTTAACGTAGCATCATACTGCTCTATTAATTCAAGCTTATATTTAAAATTCTTAATCCTCTCTTCAGCTGAACTAAAATGCACGAAGTTTTCGAATTCACAGTAATCGATATTTAATTTAATACCACTTAAACTACCGCTAAAGTACGTATCTATTAATTGTTGGGATGTTGACACTCCGGAACCTAATAGCTGATTCCATGTTTTAAAATCCGTCTCTGTCTTTAATCTATAGTCAGTAACAATATCGAAATTTGGACCTTTGACATTATTTTGTAGTACTGGTACGGGAGCTCCTATCACTTTAATATTATCAATATAGGGTGAAGACACCTCATCTGCAATCCAAGACTCATCCCCAATCTCAATATCATCTGAAAGTGGTTCGTACAATCGTATGACTATCGTTGTTTCTGTATCCGTTGTTCCGTCGACCAACCAATTAACTGCCGTAGCGGTTAAGTCGTTACCAAAGTTAACTATAAAATCAACATCGTTAATTGCATCTAAGGTACTAAGCCCACCAGTGTAATTTGAAAAATCATCTACTGGCTTTAATCGTATCTCCTTTCTTGATGGGGATATCTCTGTTAACGCTAACTTAATACCGTCAAATGATCCTATAATATTTTTGTAAAAATTAAGTGAAAATTTATATTCACCTGATAGTAATCCTAAATCTCTTACCGCTTCATGTATATCAAAATAATAATTTCTAACGATGCTGTCTGTAACATCTGATTTAGGTTTCTTTTTCTTGTACTCCGCGTTATGATTAGAAGTAATATAATTACCGTCAATATCATATACATGAAATTCAATTAATTCATTTTCGTTGGCATCAAATGAAGGTGTAGTATTTTCATATTTAAGAACTAATAAGTCCTTTTCCGTAAGTCTATCCCCTCGAGTAGGTTGTGTACTAACTAGTATTGAATCTATATTTTTATAATCCTTTAACATTATTGTAATCCCGCCAACTCACTCTGTTTATTAGCTAAATCAGTCTTGAGTACTATACTTATATTACTTACCTCTTGAAGTGAGTCCTCACTATCAGGTCCATACCCTGCTTGGCGATAATTTTTCGATATCCGTCGAACCGCAGATCCTGACTGTAAATCTCCATTACCGTCAACAAAATTACTGTACTCACCGTTATTTACACGAGCTTTCCATATACCTGTATTAGTGTCGTTAAACCCTGTATCATCTATAGCTTGAATCATACGTGCATTCAACTCACCCATCCTAGTCTCAATCTCGACTATCTCTGCCTGTAATGTAGCTATTGCATCAGCATTATTTATAGCTGCTGTTTCAGCCGCGGCGGCCGCTCCGGACTGCGTCCCTATATTAACTGTTTGACTAGGTGGAGTGCTACCAATCTTAACCGGATCCGCAGGACCCATCTCAACCTTAGTACGCTCTATCGGATACCCGTCTTCATCTAATTCTACGTTCCCGTTTTCATCGTACGATAATCCTAGATTGACTGTGTACGGTTGTGGTTGGTCTGGTATTTTAATTGTAACAGTATCACGGGTTGGATTAACTATATATTCTGTAACGTATCCCTCATCCATTAACCTTAAATCATCTAAAGTAACTGTCTTAATAGAACCCTGGTATGCATTCAATATAGTCTCTAACAATGACTTACCAGTGACGGGCTGCGTTACAGTGATAGGATACCCGGACTGTTGAGCTGAATACGTGTTGTCCTGCACGAAAATATCTGGTATAAATCTTAACTTACCTTTATGTACGATATAAGACCAAGTCTTTTCAGGTATTGTTAATATTGTACCGTCAGGGTATACCTGATCATCCTGTCCCGTTAAACCCTCGAGTTGATCGTTAAGTCGTCCCAATTCATCATCCTTATCATCCAATTGTCCTTGTAATGCAGCTAACTGTTCCTCGAGTGTCATTAACTCCGTTTCGACTCTATCACTTAACCTTGAAACATCCACGGGTACTAATTCACGTATTAATACATCGATCTTCTTATCAAATATCTCTACGTCAAATTTTTGATTTTTTAATTCTATCCGTAACGGTACCTGTTCAGTTTTATCCTGATTACTTAGTATATAACCTGATGGAGTCCTATCTACACTCCTTACAGGTGGTTGGTTGCCTTGATCTTGTGTAGTGGAAGTAGCTGGATTATCCTCTGGATTAGATGTTATTGCATCATACCCATCCTGCCCGGCATATTTTTTAATAAGCTTCCTTGTTATTTCCTCAAGGTCAATACTCTCACCCCAAATATCATATACATTTTCCTTAGACTCAACAGCACTTATCTTCTCCTCAACCTCCTGTTTTTCTTTATCAATCGATTGAAGGTCCCATAACGCTCTATTGACCTTGTCTTGTATTTTTGGATCCTTGAACACTTTTATCTAACCAATTTAAATATATAATCATTGTCAAAATATTCTATATCTGTATCACTTCGTTTTATCTTTATTATAAATCTATAAAATCTTTCAGGGTGTAACCCATCCATCCATAAATTAAA